CTCCTACAAAATTCAGAGAGGCATCCATGTGCACCTAATTCAATTTTTTATGTGTCCAGAATTCTGGGTACATATCACCCTGAGCCGCCGTTTCATCGACGAGCCGGTTGAGCGCGACGAACAGGAGGGTGCGTAATTATGGGCATTTCATTCTCTCTGTCCTCCTTCTGGGAGCTCCTGGTCTCCCGCTGGCCCGAACTGGTCACCGAGCTTTTCCGCCACATCAACATGACCACACTGGCCCTGCTCATCTCCCTGGCCATCGGTGTGCCGCTGGGCATCCTTATCACCCGCAACCAGACAGCGGCCAAAATCGTCATTGGCATCGCCAACGTCATGCAATCCATCCCCTCCATCGCCCTGCTGTCCCTGGCCGTCTGCTTTCTGGGCATCGGCACGGTGCCCGCCATCCTGATGGTCTTTGTGTATGCCTTCCTCCCCATTCTGAAGAATACCTATACCGGCATCATGAGCGTGGACCCCAAGAACCTGGAGGTGGCCCGGGGCATGGGCTTGACGCGCACGCGCTGCCTGTTCCTGGTGGAGCTGCCCATCGCCGCCCCCTTCATCATGGCCGGTATCCGCATCGCCGCCGTGGCCTCTGTGGGCACTATGACCATCGCCGCTTTTGCCGGTGCCAAGGGTCTGGGCTGGTTTATCAATCTGGGCCTCAACTCCCTGAATGTGGAGATGATCCTGCTGGGCGCCGTCCCGGTCTCCCTGCTGGCGCTGCTCTTCGACTTCATCTTCGCCAAGCTGGAGCAGGCGGTCACCAGCGAGGGCCTGCTTCCCAACGAGCAGATTCAGAACCTGCCCAAGAGGGTCATCCGCCGCCGGCAGGTGATCGCCGTGGGCGTGTGTGTCGCCCTGGTGGTGGTCGCCATCGGGGGCGGCCTGTCTAACAAGAAGTCGGAAAAGCACATCACCGTAGGTTCCGCCAACTTTACCGAGGTCTACATCGTGGGCAACATCTACAAGGAGCTCATCGAGGCTAAGACCGACATCGAGGTGGACACCACCTTTAACCTAGCCAGCACCTCCCTGGAGATGACCGCTATGGAGAACGGAGACATCGACATGGTGGTCGATTATTCCGGTCAGGTGTATCTCTCTGTGCTGGGCCTGCCGCTGAACACCGACCCTGACGAGGTGTATGATATCCTTGTGGACAAGATGAAGAACGACTACAACATCGCCGTCTCCGCCCCCCTGGGTTACAACAACACTTACGCCATGAGCGTCCGGCCGGAGATCGCCGAGCAGTATCAGCTCGAAACCCTCACCGATCTGATGGCCGTAGCACCCGAACTCCGCCTGGGCTGTACCGCCGACTTCACCCAGCGGGAGGACGCCCTTCCCCGTCTGGAGTCCACCTTCAACACCGAGTTCGCCGAGGTCAACGCCCTGGACGTGGCCGTGCGCTACACCGCCATCGACAGCGGCCAGGTGGACGTCATCGACGCCTTCGCCACCGACGCCCTTCTCTCCAAGTTTGACCTGGTTCAGCTGGAGGATGATGCCAGCTTCTTCCCGCCCTACTACGCGGTCAACTTTATCCGTCAGGAGTGTCTGGACAAGTATCCCGAGCTGGAGGAGGTGCTCGCCCTGCTGGACGGCCGCATCTCCAATGAGGCAATGGCCGCCATGAACGCCGAGGTAGACCTCGAGGGCAGAAACGCCGCCGATGTCGCCCATGACTTCCTGGTGGAAGAGGGCCTTATCTGACCCATACAAAAACCGGGGTTCCCACAACTTGTGGGAACCCCGGTTTCTCTTTTTCGTTCTGACTCAGCCGATGAACATCGCATCACCGATGCTTACGGTATATGGGATATCCAGCCTTCTTCTCATATTATTCATCTTCACCGGTCCACAATGGCCTTCATCACATCGCCCGGACGGAGGGCCGTAACGGGGCTGCCTTTCGCCTTGATAAGCCCCTCGTCATTTGTGGCAATGTAATCTGCCCCCTCCCTAGCGGCGCATACCGCAAGGACGGCATCCTCGTAGTCGCTCATGTCCGTATTCAGCGCCATTGAGCAGGCATCCCCATCAACCGGAGCGATATCGAACAAAGCAAGCACGTTGTAGACAACCATCCTTGCCTTTTCGTCCCCGGCCCGTTTCTTCACGATGTAGTGGATATCCGTAATGCTGTTCGCCGTTACCGTGCCGGCAATCTCTCCATCCACAACGGACTGGATGAGCTGCTGCGCCATCTCAGATCCATCGCGGCCCATAGCGGCGTTAAGGATGACGTTCGTATCAAATACTACCTTTTTCACCCTAGGATGCGCTCCTCTCTCGCCACTTCAATTTCGTCGTCGCTCATCTGCATCTCCGGTTCTCCGAAGATGCTTTTGATTTGCTCCCAAGCTGTCTTTTTATCAGGTTTCGCCGGCACGATTTTGGCGACGATTTTCCCGTTTCGCGTAATCATAATGTCCTGCTCCTGCGCCATGCTGACGTACTTTCCAGGGTTCACTTTCAGGTCGGACAGGGAAATCTGCGTCATATCCGTTCTCCTTTCAATGCATTGGATATCGAGTAGTTTCTTTATTTTTATCTTATAATACTGGTGCTATTTTGTCAATAGAACCGGTCTTATTATTTTTTAAAACCAGTCGTGTCTATTCAAGCGTCACGCAGAAAAGAGCCGAGGGTAACGCCCCCGGCTCTCTCTTTTTAGCTCACTCTTCGTTTTTCAAGGTGCATCTCTGCCGAATATCATTGACAGCGTAGATGGCATCAACGACCCGGCAATCCCCGGAAAGCAGCTCCAGCTCATCGGCCACCGCTCGGATCTCGTCCCACAGTGCATAGAACGCATAAGCTCCTCTATCCAACTTTTCCTGTTCCTCTGGCATGGCTTCAAAATCGAGATAAAGCTGTTCGATGGAGTGCATCAGCGCATCCACCTTCCCGATGTTGAAGATCGCCTTGTCAAGATGTTTGTTCATGGCCTTTTACTTCCTTTCGATGTATTGGACACCCATACACCGGAGTAAAAGGCTTCATAAAACTGGCGATGAAGGGTGGGGAGCTTTACGGTCCCGTGTGGGCATCCGGGCATCTGCCCTTTTGCTTCCCGTACCTACATCTTACAACTTTTTTTCATGTCGTTAAAGGCGTGACACCTTCATTCTGGATTTCCTAATGATTGACTCCGCCCCAACCCAATCTCCGCTCATGCACAGCTCCAGAACGTATAGGCTGTCTCTGGGGGTGAAGTTCCTGAGAGGGGCTGTATCATCATGGATCGTCGTGAGCAGTAATTCTTCTACATCATACTTTGAGGCACCGGCGGCCGCTTCGGCCTTTTGGATGGAGAATACAAGTTCCTGGTCAATGGCTGGAATTGTTTCCCCGCAATTCAGCATGACATAGAACTCCAAGAGAAGAACCTTCAGTTCATCGACATGGCGGCCTTCCAGATCCAGAATCTTGGACATCTGCCGGAGATCCAGCATATATTCGGCCATCAATCCCGCCCGCAAATGCCTCGCACTTGCCTTGGACAGTTCTGCAAAATCTCTGGTGCTCCCCTTCCCATCCATGACTGCTCCCCTCTTCTAATCTTCATCTCCAGCTTTGAAGTTATATACTGGCTTGATGATGCTCTCAACATCCGCTGTCGGACCGATGTTCTCCAGAATATCAGCCATGCCCTTGTAGGCCATCGGGCACTCATCCAAGGTGGCCTTGCTGACCGACGTGGTATAGATGCCGTCCATCTGCTTCTTGAATTCAGAGACCGTGAAGGATTCCTTCGCCTGTGCCCGGCTCATCAGCCGGCCAGCGCCGTGCGGAGCGGACCGGTTCCAATCATCATTTCCCTTCCCTATACAGACGAGGCTGCCATCTCTCATGTTGATCGGGATAAGCAGCTTCTCTCCCGCCTCGGCGGATACGGCGCCTTTCCGCAGGATCATGGCATCTGTATCAATGTAGTTGTGGATGGTCGTGAACTGCTCCTCTGAGTGGAGCTTCATGGCTTTCAGGATCTCATCCATCATTGCTTGCCGATTCAGCTCGGCGAACTTCTGGACCAGCTTCATGTCGTGGATATAGTCATCAAACAGGTTGCCCTCGACATAGGCGAGTGCCCGGGGAACAGTAGTTCGCACAGTCGCCTTCAGGCGTTTCAGCTCTTTCTGGATCTCCTTCTGGCGGCCTGCTGCTCTCATCTCCGCAATGAATCGGTCGATAGAGGCGTCGTCAGTCTTGTTGAGGGCCTTGTACCCGGCCTCTTGGTAATACTTCGCCACCTCCAGGCCGAGGTGGCGGCTGCCGGAATGTACCACGATATAAAGCCGCCCCTGGTCATCCTGGTCAACCTCGATGAAATGATTGCCGCCTCCCAGGGTCCCGACGCTCTTCTCCGCCCGCAGCAGGTCAACATATTTGGCGCACCGCAGTTCCCCCAGATCAATCCGGTCGGCATACCGGTGGGCATCTTTCCTGATTTCAAAGCCGGACGGTATCCGCTCATGGATCACCTTGTCCAGCTTCTGCATTTCCATGTGGTCCTCCCGGACCCGCACAGTTTCCATTCCGCACCCGATGTCAACGCCGACAAGGTTCGGAACGACCTTGTCGGTGATCGTCATGGTGGTTCCGATGGTACATCCGGCGCCGGCGTGGATGTCAGGCATCATCCTGATTCGGCTCCCGGCGGTGAACTCCTGATTCAGCAGTTCTATCACCTGGGATATGGCAGACTGGTCTACAACATCCGTGAACACCTTTGCTGTATTGTACTTTCCGTTCAGTTCTATCATATCATCACCTGCGTTTCATTATATCAGTTGTCCTCGCTTTCGCAAGCCTTTGTTAAATCGCATGGCCGCTTGGAGGAACGGGTTTCCGTCTCTCCTGGTGTTATTGGATGGTCTATCGTTCTGGGCTCTTGTGCGGCCTCTGAGCGGCTTTCCTGGGGTAACTCTGGGGCGAATCTCAGCGTGGCCGTTCTCGGGCCTCCAAAGCAAATTTCAAGGCTGCCGATCCCAGGCCAGTTGAAATCAAGGTAATCCTTGCGGTCACTCATCCCCATCCTCGAAGTAGTCCCGGACGAAATCTCCGGCGCCAAAGTCCTTCAGCTCTTCGTAGGTGAAGATCTCCGCCAGGGCATCAATGATGTCGGCGTCGTTATGGCAATCCTCCAAACCGAGCTTGATGTATACGTCAATGAGCCGGCTCATCTTGTCGCGCAGGCAGGTGCCTGCCTTTTCTTTGCTTGCCTTCCGCCCGTCCATTACCGCTCGAACATCATCCTGGAACCTGACCCATTCCTCGCCGTAGTCAGCAAGCCCATGTTCTCCCCTTTCAAGCCATTCCGAGATGTCCCGGTCGAAGCACCACAGGGTCTTGTCGCTGCAATTTTTCAGCATGGGCCGGATCACGTCCATGACTAGGCCGGGCATATAGGACATACGGCCAAGGGCGTACCGAACGGCGCAGTTCAGAACAGCGCCTCCGAAATCGTCTTCTCTCTCAATCTTCATATTTGCTCTCCCTCTTTTTGTACTGCTTCGGCGCAGTCATCACAAATAAATTGATTTTTCGCCCCTTTGATTAGTGCCAAGTTTGGGAAATAGTCATCATCAAATTTCTTTCCGCAAACAAAGCATCTGTCCAGCCCGCTATTTTTAAGTCCTTTCCGCTCTCGTGCCGAGATGGTATCTCTTACGGTCATGCCCCATTTTGCACAATCGTAAATATCGTAGATTTTCGTGCTTGTTTTCTTAATTATCATCTATTGTCCTGCCCTTCTAGTTCATCTTCAAGTTCCTGGCAGTAAACCATTCTCCTCCCACATCTGCCGCACCACGCTTCATCAATCCCAGCTCGGCCGGACGCCCACGTTACTCGTGTCCACCCATGGCAATATGGGCATCGCCATCTATCGGACAGCTCTCCGGCATATTTGCGTTCAATATGTCGGTATCTATCCCCGGTCAAGTTCCAAACCCTCAATTCCAGATTCTCAATTTCTTCTTTATGTTTGGCCGCCCTCTTTTCCGCTTCTTTCTGCTCATGCGCCTCTTGCCTCCATTTAAGCTCCTGCGGTAAATAGGTGATATTTGAGTACATACCTTCGGAAATCTCCTCGTCTCCATTCCAGAGGCAGCACGGCGGCTCAATGGGGCCGTTCGGGCCACCAGTCCACCCTCCCGGGCAGTCGTTCCCATAAAGCGGGCAGTCATCACAATCTTCAATTTCGCTGGCTATTTTCAGTTCGTCCAACGGAGTTCACCTTCTTCACTACTGAAAAATATAGGCTATGCCCTCGGAGCCTCTTTTCCCCGTCTGACCCCACCGGAACTGGTACTTTGATGCGTCGCCATTCAAATTCCAGTTCAACGTTTCTTTCATGTCGTTCAGGTCGAGGAACCGTTCAATATTCCGCTCCTTTATCCTGTCCTCCGGCCAATACACCTGCGTCCTGTTGTCGAAAACAGAGACCGTCTTTATCTCTCCAGTTCGCTTGTTCCCTAGTACAGTGACGACGAGCTTCGCGCCACCCAGAGCCTTTCTTCTCATTTCCTGTAATGCCTCCTAAAACCGCTGGAAATTGCCCGAGTGGAGTAAGTATTGCTACGATCCGCTGGAATCGCTGGATTCCGGTGCTTCCGGCTTTGCACCGTCGAACGCCTCTGCCAGCTCCCGATACTCCTCCAACGAGATATACCCACGCTTCCGCTGCTGCTTCCAGTAGTTCATTATCCTGTCGTACTGCTCTTTCAGAGCAACATACTTGGCGAAAACGGGGTTCAGCTCCCGGCAAACATCATCGAGGGCCTTCCGTTTCTCTTCAAAGTTTGAGAGCAATTCAAAGCTCGGTGCCCTTCCGATGTTCTCGGATCCGCAGGCGCAGCAGAACTTCGGCGCTTTCCCCTGGACGCTGAACTCACTCTTACAGTCCTTGCAGATCCATTTCTGCTGTCTACCCCTCGCCATTTACACCGCCTCCCTTCTATCTCTTTTTGGCGTTGTCTTCAAACCACCTGCATTTGATGCAGCGGCACCCGGGCGTCCCTTTCCTGGTCATCGTCCCGAGGCAGACACCTGGCCGGTACGCCTCATAGCATTTAGGTTTCTTCCCGCGGGTTTTCTCCTTCATGCTCTGCCTCTTTCATCTTTGCAAACTCCCGGTTTACCCACGGGGTTTTCAGAAGTTCTTCAAGCTCAAATGGCCGACCACATCTGGGACAAGTCGGCTCCAGATTGCGGCGGTCTTCTTTCACATATCGCTTCTCCAGATTCTTGATGACTACCCGCCTGGGCTGGTAGCTCATAATCTGCCGGCGCTGCTCCAACAACTCCTGCGTGTAATCGTCCCACCGCTTGGTGTTCTTGGCGATCCGCATGAGAGCTTCCAGCGGGTCCACAATGGCTCCACAGTCGAGGCAGTAGACCAGCTTGTTCTGGTAGTCGATTTCATAATGTGGGGAATAGCACTGGCACATTTTCCGCTTGCCATACTCTATCCTGACAGCATCGAAGCGAACAATTTTCTCTGGCAACTCACTCATTTCTGACCTCCTCCATATTCCCACAGTTCCCGGCCACAGTTCGGGCAGAACCTCGGCTCATAGATGCCGACAGTCACCCAGGATTCCCCGCTCCGGCTCGGGTGCCCCCTCCTCCGCTGCTCGAACAAAATCCGTAGCGGCTTGCCCCACCCAGCTCCGACCATTACCCGGAAGCCGTCATCGCTATCCCCCACGGTTCGGTAATGCAGGTCGTTCTTATCAGTCAGATCGTCGTTGACCCTGGCGTTATCACACAGAAAGCATGGAGACTTCGGCGTTTCTTGGGCCTCCAGAAGTGTGCAGTCTTTCAGCGCCACCCGTATCACTTTCTCTTCACAGATGCCGCAGTGAATGACCAGCAGAACCGGCACGATCTCGTCGTGGTGGATTTTTTCTGTCCAACCCGTGATCGGAACATCGCAATATCCATTGCTCTCGATCATGCCGACCACCTTGTAGACGTGCTGCTGCTTATCAAATCCTGTCGGGATTGTCACATACCGGCCGAACATATCGCCACTCACTCTAAACTCACTCATCTTCCTGCTCCCTCCGTAGTGCGGCCTCGGCTTCCTCGCGGGTCAGAAAAACAGTTTTGCCTATATCTGACATATAAAAACTTCTGCTAATTTTATTGTAAGCCGTAATAGCCGAGCAATATATATCGCCATCACAAGCGACCCCTTTAATAGATACATGATTCCCCTCAATTGGGAAATGTGCTGTAGAAAACGCCGACTTTATAAACCAAACTGTGGCGTTTGGCTTACATTTGAGCACCACGCACCGCCCCTCATCGTCGGCCTGCTTAAGTTCGCGGAGGCGGTCAATGGGGCCGAGAGCACGATATTGCTCTAACTCTTGCTTGTCCAATCTTAGGCCGAAACCCTCACCCTTGAGCTGTTCGATTTCCTCCGGCTCCAGACCAGTGTCCTCGTAGGCGGCGAGGCGTTTTGCGGCTTCACCGCTTGGCCCATGATATGACCAGCAACCATATTCCTCGTTCCAGTAAGTCAACCGCTCCATGTTAGTCCTCCTTCTTGCCGCGCCAATCAAACGCCCCACACTGATCTACACGATCTGCCGCATCACTCCCTGCATCGATGCAGTCGGCTTTGCATCCCTCACAAGGGTTGGTGCTGTACCGGATGGCACTTTCCAGAAACTCCACCGCCGCATCCCTTTCCCGCTTCACCTGCTCCAGCTCGGTCCGTAGCCTTTCGCCATCTCGCAAGGCATCAAGAGCCATTCTGAACGCCTGCTGAAGCTCACTCCCCTCCCCATTCTCCCTAATCCAATCCATGGGCATCAACGCCCCACACTGCATCAGGTGGAATGAGAGCTTTTTGGCCGCATCTTCCGGTTTCATCATCGGTCAACCTCCAAGTGAGAACGAGACTCCAGCGAAATCGTCGGCGTCAAGGACGATCTCTTGCCTGTCATACGCTTCTCGCACCTTCAGCTCGGCGTCTGCCCAATTCTCCGCATTTACGGGTATGACCCTTCGCAGGTGCTCAACGATCACGACCTTGTATTCCCGGGGCTCCGGCGGAATGGCCGCCGAGGCTTTCTCCATCATGCGCTCCAGTAGCATTTCATCTTTATGAAGCTCCATGACGTACTCCGGCTTCGTTGTCTCCCTGGACTCCTCTTCCAACAGGATCTCCCCGTTCAACTCTTGGCAAAGCTCAATGACATCCCGAATGGTGTATAGGGTGTCATTTTCATCCTTCTCTCCGTCCTGATTGTCGTGGAGCCACATCCTCCGGTGGTCATCCATCATCAGGCAGTAGTCGTGCCCTTCCAGGTATCCGAGCAGGATCAGCGCCTCCGTATCGTTCAGAGCCACGCCCTGGCAGCCGGCGGCCGCAATGATTTCCAGCAGATTTCTTACCACTTTCATTTCTTTGTCGCCTCCAAACACTTCTCGCATTTCTGATACTCCCCAGGGAGCCATTCATCGAACAGGGTGCATTTCGGGACACTGCGTTCGACCGGTGCCTTCCGGCCGTGGGTCCGGTCCCGGTGAGTGTGGTACTTGCAGACGCCGTTGCCCCAGAAGTCTCCCGGGTACAGGCACTTCTGCTCCATGCCCTTCTCGCACGGGACCTCGTGTTCAACCAGAATTTTCATTTTCATCTCTCCTCCTTCCCGAAGCATTTACAGCACAGGACCTTGTCTCTGCCTCGCATCATTTCATCGAAGCCAGATCTCCCGAGGCGGTCAACAAAGCATTTTGTGCAGAAGTTCATCCCGCATATTTCACACTCCCACATATCTCCGTGCCGGTCGTCTGCGCCATCCCACGGTATCTCCACGCCGCAGCAGTCACAGACGTAAGCATCTTTGCCCATTAAATACACTTCGTCACCCCTTTCCGAACAGTCGTGATGAATCAAAAATGACCACCCGGCCATCATTTCCGGTTCGCGCAGCAGAGAAATGGAATGCGCTTCGAGCTATTCCCGACAGGTAATCCAGCCTTCCTAAGATGGCGATTGCCTCCTCTCTGGAGATGCGAGTTCCTCCCATCTTGTATATCGTCTTATTTTTTTGTATAGCTTCCTCGATCTGGGGCAAGTCTCTTTCGGAATATCCCCATTCGATGAGGTGTTGCTTGTCTTCTGCTGTCAGCTTCACAAATCTCCCTCCCCTCTCAGACCAGTTCCGCACACATGAAGCTGTCGAAACTGTCGAAGTCGCTCCAGTAGGCCGTATCTTCCTCCAGTTGGGCGATCTCCCTCCAGACGGCCGCCAGATCAGCATCGTAGCTCGCAGTATCCACATCCAGCCCCCAATGGAAGCAATACGCAGTCCAGAGACTACGAAGCTGCTGGCAGGCAAGCTCATTGTCGAAGCTGCTCTCTACTGCGAACCCGATGATATAGGCGAGCTCTTTTTCCTGCGCCGTGCAGCTTTCAGAATCCTTCACCTCTTTTGCTTCGCAGTCAAGGTATTCTGCATAGCACGGCCAAATTTCGGAGCCGAATCCGACCTCTTGCTCCCATTCCTCAAACAGTTCGGTAATCGGCCTGGATATCGTGTCTGAATCCTCTGGGTCTTCGTACTGAATCCCCTGCAATTCCTGCATCAGCTCCTCCAGCGTATATCCGTGCGCCAACATCCACTCCAGCTTGAACCTCTTATACGCATCCATCATTTTCTTCTGCACTCCTTTTCCTGATCTGCCCGCAAGCCACTTGGACTGCGCCATAGAGCCAACCTTCGATATACTCTCGACTTCCGTGCTGGATCTGATTCTCCGGCTCCGTCCCTCCGTAATATGCGGTGTAATGGTCCTTCCCCGTCTTCAGAATCGTCACCGGTTGGAAGTGACACGAAAACGCCGTGTAATTCTTGAATTTCTTTGCAAGGTCTTCCATCCCAATCCCCCTATCAGTTGTCGATGAACTCGCACAGATAGAACTGCACGGTATCACCGCTTACTTCATACTGGCAGCATCGCCATCGGCCCTGAAACAGAAACCAAACGGTTCCGCCAAAGGTGTTGATGTACTCGTAGCTGTGCTCCCGAAGAAAACTCCGCAGCAGGTCATTTATGGATTTCCGCTCGTCGTTCCATTCAGCTTTGAAGAAGGAAATCCGGCCGATCACTTCTCCTCTTGGATGCCGCTTGTCGAAGTCTTTGCAGAGCTGGTCGAAATTCACTCCTGTTGCCTCCCCTCCAGGGCCTTCTGAATGATGACATCCATGTTGTTCTCCAGCAGGAACATCATATCCTGCCGGCGCTGGGCCAGGATCTGATTCAATTCTGCATGAACTGTTGTGCGGCTCACGGATCTGCATTGATGCACGGCCAAAATCAGATCGTCGAAGGTTATCCCGTCAAGAAGGTTGTCCTCCGGGTACAGGTCTTTACCAAGTCTCCATTCGCGTTCCATCTTCACCTCTCCAATCTCCTGATCTTTCTTCCGGTTAGCTCCTCAGCGAACCAGGCCCGCTCCACGCAGGTCATTGTCCCGTCGGTGATATTCCGCAGGACGATGTAGTGGCAGCCGGTTCCGCCGGAGCCGACACCAGCGTCCCCCAGGTCAATGCCAACGAACTCATATTCGTATTCATCTCCCAGTTTCGACTTTGCGGTAAATCTGTCTCCAGTTTTCAAAACACCCATTTCCGAAACCTCACATTCTAATTCCAAATGGTAATTTTAGCGTAACTTTACGATACAATACCTACCGCCTAAGTCAATGGTCCCGGCAAATAATTTCAGATATATTCGGTTTCATTGATTTTAGAAGGTGAATCCGCACAGTTCCTCGACCGTCATCAAGTCTGCCGAGCATATCTCGTAACTGGTCCACCGTTTCCCGCAGACAGTGTGTGTCTCATTCTGAGCTGTAAGCCATACCGTCTTTCCCAGATAGCTCAATTTGGTAATTTTCTCGACTGGTCCTCGTTCCACCTTGGCGTAGAGCCAGGTATCCTTCTCACCGTCGAACCCGATCTCTTCGGCGGATTTCAGGAGCCAATCCTTCCACTCATCGTAACTGCGCAAGCCGAGCTTTTGGGCCTGTTCGGCTGCCAGTGCCCTGATGATCTCCCAACTGAACGGAGCAATCTTTTCCGCTACGGTGTCAGAGTATCCCGGGGCTTTTACGATGGATTCCCGGAACAGCGGCCAGCCATCCTTTCCTACAATGCGGAGTTCCAGCCCCTCCCGCATGGGGCAACTGGCTTCATATCCTCCCCTCCACTTTTCGGAGGTGAACCAGCGCACATATTCCTCGTCACACTCCTGACGGATATATACTTTTCCGGTTTCCTTGCAACGGTATAGGTCTTCTCCAACGCCTCTCTGGTCGGCCATGAACACCACAGTTCTGATGTTATCCATCTCTTCTCCGCCTCCTTAGTACCAGACCAGGTTGATGCCTCCAATGGTAGCCACCCGGTTCTGTATCTTATCTATATCGGTGCCGCGCTTCGGGAGCCTGTTGTCGCCGTTCCAGGTCAGGATCATCCGCTCAAGCTCGGGGTCCTTTACCGGAACACAGAAGGACCCGTCGAAGTTGTATATCGGCGCATCGGTGACCTCCTCAAAAATACTTTCTTCCCCCGCCAAGATCCGCTCCCTCTTTTGGTCGAAGTAGTTGACCTCCACCAGATAGGCCGTGCCGTAGATCTGCTTTACAGCAGCAATCTCTTCTCGGTTCAGGTCGTTGTTGACCGTGTCCGCTTCTCTCAGGGCCAGGTATCCTCCGCTGCCGGATATATGGAGGTACTGGAGCTTCTTGGCAAGTGCGAGGCGTACATGGCCCTCCAGCACATCCACCCAGCGGTTCGTGCGCAGATCCAGCTTCCCATAGTTGGCGAAGCTGTAATCCAGTATACCGTTCACGTCGCTGTTCTCGAAGCTCCAGAACGGGTCGCGCCAGATGTACCGATCCGGGATCTCGACCTGGCTGTACTTCTTTCGGTCATGCGCTTCGGATCTGGTGTAGTGGGTAGGCTCCCGATCCACCTTACGGTTATGCTCGGCATCATCTGGAAGATAGAATAGCACCGTGTTCTTGTCCCTATCCTTCCGGTGGTAATCTGGCCGATATGCCACCACTCCGAGCCTGGAAGCGATCTCGTCCAATGTCCGCTGCTGAAGGTTGTAACGCCAGTCTGTCGGTGCCTTCTGGCTCCAATTCATTCTCGATACCTCCTCAATTCCATTTCAATTTTCGCATAAACGGCAGGGCCTTTTTCATCCGTTTTACTTCAAACTGCTTGCGCGGATTCTTTTCGTTCTTCTTGATGTACCGTTCTATCTGCTCGGGCGTTTCTGGTCCCCATCCGGCGGCCTCCAAAATCACCTGTGCTCCCTCACACTTGATTGCTTTCAGAGTATCAACCTCTATGTTACGCCAACCTGGGAATGGTTGCACCGCCGCAAGCCTGCAAAGTGGCAGATAGCCGTCGGCCATGTTCTTCCCGATGTTCCAGATCGAGTATCCGAGCGGTACATGATCCACCAGTTCAAAGGTATGAGTTACTCCATGGAGCGGGCCTTCCACGGTTATCCATTTCCCATCCTCGGAAATAGTCAGGATCGGCTTCTGTTCGCTCATGCTTCATCATCTCCTTCCTGCCGGATGCAGCGTCCGTTAAGGCAGCAGGTTTCACAATCATAGGTGCCGGCCTGGCAGTTGTCGTTCTCATCTTCCTCCTCATCATACGGAAGCTTTCCATCATATCCATTCACATGAATAAAGATGGGCTTTTCGCTGTCATCGTTATAGACGAGAGTTCTCAGGCCCTTCGGATCGTCATACTCAACGCTGCACAGAAGAGATTCACTTTCGTCCTTCCTAACGAGCGTTACATCAAGTGCGCTCCAGTCATCCGGCCCTGCCTCAGCCCCTTCTCTCCCAGTTCCGGTCGTCTCGACTTTGATATAGGAGCCGTACGGCAATGTAAAGGCAATCGCCCTTTCAACCTTTAGCATTTCTGACTTCCACCTTCCTTTTCATTTCAAAGCACTCCTGGGTCAGCACGTTCGGCTGTCTGCCGGTATCTTCAAAGAGCCAGCAACACGGAAGCGGATTGTATCCGTGCCCGCTCTGGTCAACCATCCGCCGGTAGAAGTGGCGGCACTTCGGGCACTTCATAGGCCGTACCCCACAAACGGGTCGAGCCACCCAGCCTGATACCGTTCGATGTATGCGGAAAGCTCGTCGTCGGAAAGCTCCCCCAGCTTTTCCAACCAGGCTTCGGCCCGTATCTGGCAGAGGCCGCACATTGAGGCCGCCGTTTCGAGCCGTTCAAAATCCTTCAAAAACGCCCCGTATCCGGTGCATCTGGAATTCTCCAGTACCCTATTTTTCAGGGCCTTCATCACCGCTCCTCCTCATGGGCATCACTATCGGTTTTCAGCTCCAGTTCCTCTAGATAGCACTCACATCCGCAGCTAAGGCATTTGAAGTGGCAATCCGGCAACTTTTTCCACTCCGTTTCCCCACACGCAGGACAGGCCGCGAGGATTTTCATGTCTGCACTACCTCCTCAATACTCAAAGTGTCTGGGTGTTGCCTTTACAGCTTTGGTGTTCACTGGCAACCAGCCTGTAATTCTTCCAAAAAGAACGACTCCGGGCATCCATTGTCAATCATTTCTCTCGGAACGATCTCTTCTGGATAGGCTTCCAGCTCGAATCCGTCCTCAAATTGGATGATCCACATTGGAAGGCACTCCAGGTCTCCACCGTTCGGGTGCAGCTCGTCGTAAACAGGGACTCTCCCGATCACCCTGAAGGGTTTCCCGCGCCTTTCCGCATAGTCGTCCCCAATGCTCCAGAATCTCTTAGCGAACCCTTCACCTTCATAGCACTCGAAGCAGTCGCCAACAAACTCCTTCTCCTGATCTTCGGTCATTTCGTCCCGATAAAGGTCGCTTGGGTACTTGATTTTCATTTCATCCCAATTCATGCCGCTTGCGCCTCCATCAATATTCAAAATGCCTTGGTGTTGGCTTAACCGCCGTTATGGAGCCGGAGCGCCCAGCTTTTTTCATCCACCGCTTCCCATCCTTGACGGCTTCCTTCTCGGTCTGGAAGATATCGCCGCTCTGGCAGAAGCAGAATGAATAGAGCTGACCGGTAAACGGATCTACGCAGTAAGCAGGATCGTTGCTGTCTGGGGTAAACCTCCACTCGAAGCCGGATTTCTGGGAGCCAACACAGCCCCAGCCGGTGCTCCTCATGCTTCCTTCAAACATTGTCCACCGCTCCTCCTCAATCTCCGATGCTGAAGTAGTTCGAGTAGACTGTATCGTCTTCCTCGCAGTAGTAGTAGGTGCGGTCGCCATAGGCTTCCTGGTCGTAGAAGAGATACACCAGCTTCTTCCCGGCCTGTTCTGCCTTATAAGCCGATGTGGAGCTGTACTTATGCTGCTTCAGGAACTCCTGGAGGGCTTCCCGGTTTGGAAGCCCATCCTTCGGGATGATGACGCTCATGGTCACCCCTCCTTCCCGACTATCAAGTCATACAGCTTTGCCTTGAGCCGAATTATCTCGGCCTCAGCTACCTCGGCCCTACACTCAGCATCATCTCTTAGACTGACCAGTTCGCTTTCCCTGTCGAGCAGATCGGCGATTTGAGCTTTGAGCCCGGCGTTCTCTTCGTTTGCCTGGCTGACGAGCAACTCTTTATCGCTGATCTGCTTTCTCATCCGGTCCATTCTCTCCGACAGTTCTTTCAACTGCTCCTGGAGTGCGGTCACATCTTTTTCGAGCCCAATAGCTCTGTGCTCTGCGCTTTGCCACCGCTGGCGGTTGCTTACTGCGAAGTCGTTCTCGATGTTCTCCTGGGCATCCTCGAAGCACCCGTCAAAGGCGGTGGCGATATAGCTGTCAGCTCCAAGGCTGTCCACGATCTTCTTGATCTGCTCCAGGGCCTTCCGTTCCTGTTCCTTCGACACCATATCTGCTACTCCTTTTCTTGTGACCGGGGGTTTTCCAGAACTGCTGCTCCGGCTACCTCCCGGCCGGTATTGATTTACCGTAACTTAACTATACATTACCATCTGGTAAAGTCAATATAAAATCGTGATATTTTCAAAAATTTTTCAAAATATTCGTATTCGTTTATAACATGCCGTAGAAGACTGTTAAATCAGTTGTGGCGGGTTTTCCGTCCGGTGGTATAAGTATATCTGGAGTTTCTAAAATGCCCGTGGGAACATTTTGTAGAGGCGGGCTTCCCATTTTTGTGCAGAATGTAGAGCTTATAGAAAAAAGCAAATCTCCCTCTCGGCCGTAGCCAAGAGGGAGTTCAGCAGATCATATTCAGTTCTGGCCGCTTTCTTCGGCAGCCTTCTGGCCACGGTGTAGATCGGTTCCGTACTTGTCGATGAAAACGGCCGCATCCCTGGCGGATACTGGCGTGATCCGATCCTTCACGCCTTCCCAATTCGTGTATTCGGCGAAGAAGTAACGGCCCTCATCGTCTACATACAGCTCCATAGCCTTCCCGTCGGTGTATTCGTTCATACCGTCGGCGTAGAAGTTGTTCGCAAGGGCGCTGGCGGCCTCAGTGTCGTACTTCACCTTATCCACCATGGCACGAACACGGCGGCCCGCACCGGCGATATGGGTCTTCAGGGCCTCCCCGCTCTCTCTCACGGTAAAGGCTACGTCGATCCCGATGGCGTCCATAAAGTCGAGGAATTCATCGGCCCTCATGGAGTTCCGTATAAGACGACCGCTCAGTTGCTGCGCCGACCAGCCGAGCCTAGTGGCCGCTTCGGCCTGCGTGGTCCCCGTCGCCTTCAATCCGGCGATGATGGCTTCCTTTGATGTCATTGATACACCTCCGTTCGATGCTGCATTTTCTGTATCATACACCGAAACGGAAATAAAATCAACAATTTCCTCGACATTGCCCATCCGTTTATTCCTCTCCCCCGTTTCCTGCAATCTTCGGAATCGCGCCTTTGTATAAGCCCATTATCTTGAGCTTTTTCAGGGTGGCGATCTGTCTCGCCGTCACCGCCGGGGCCTCGCATCCTCCGGTCCATACCGCAATGGCGCCGGACATCTTCAGTAGCCAGACCATGTAATCGAAGTAATACTCTCTCGGGCACATCGCCACAAGCTCATCCCGGGATAAGCCCTGCTTCTCGCAGGCCAAGGCGATGGCCTTCTCCTGGTGTGACGGAACGGCATATACAACCGTCCCATCCTCCAGAATCAGAACCTCCAGGTAGTTGATGTACTTGGCTTTATGCTTCTCGGCGTCGAACGGGCAGTAGATGTCATATTCATTCTCCGTTTTTAACGCCCCCCACCCGCAATTATCGCTGCATCTGCGAGCTTTTCTACGACTATTTCGTACATTTTTCGGTATGTATCCCTCTCCACCCGGAGAGCTATCATTTCTTCATTTTCCTTTTGCCTGTTGCCCATGGGAGGAACATAGGCCGGATTCGGCTTCGCGGTTTTATCCTCCTGAAGACCGAGAGATACCCGGATGCAGCGGTCGATTTCACACATTTCCTTTTCCGTGCAGCGCCCAATATAGTTCCCGAGGCGGCTGATGTCCACGGTGGTCACCTGCTCGCAGAGGACCGTGCTCTCATACGGTGTGCTCAACACAGTCGTATGGGTCGGCAGGTTCGGCTTATACCGAGTGGTGCAGTACACGACCTCCACGGTCTCGCTATGAAGGTTGTTCTGGTCGTTCGATACGATGATGCCAGGCCGCCCAGCCCACTGCTCCCGGCCCGTAACGAACGTGGTCAAACCGACATAGAAGATGTCACCCCTCTCGATCCGCAGATCGCTCATTCTATCCGCTCCCCTCTCCAGATTGCGCTTCGCTCTTCAAGTTCCTCTTCACCGCTCGGCCAATTAGGGTCAAGGCCCCGGCGCCGGCGGCTTCTTTGCCACCCCTGGTAAACCTTCATGTCTCTCTCATCAATGCTGTACCCACATCCTCCAGATGTCCGGTCATATATGATGAGGGGCCGGGGATAGCCCTTCCGGCGTGCCCGCAGCACCTCATACTGCCCTATCGGCGTTTCCAGTATCCAACCGCTCTGCGTCAGGTATGCTTTCAGATCCCTGAGCATCCCATGGCGCACGGTGATTCTGTTCTTCATGCTTATCCCTCACCTTCGTCGAAGTAATCCTTGATGAAGTCGCCATATCCAAGATTCTCCAGATCTTTTCGGGTGAAGATGCCCGTCAAATCGCTGATAATCTCAACGTCATCATAGAAATTCTGCTGGGCCAACTCAATGTATGCAGAAATGAGACTACTTACTTTTTTAGCGCATTTCTTCATCATCCTGGCCGCCCTTCAGGTCTAACGCATCGGTCACGCATTGCGCCCTTTACCATCGGCATATCAGTCGTCCTCCAAATACTTTCGGGCGAGGTCATCCTTGCCCCGGTCGGTGAAATAGCCAAACAGGAACTCCTTCTGCGCCTTCGTGAGCCTCACGCCCTCCTCCGGGGTTATGAAGGCCACGCCCATGCCCGGGTTATGCAGAAGCACCCACCCCTTGCTTGCCAAGAAGTCCCCAGCGCCGTCAAATGGAACAGTCTTGCTCCAGGAACGGAAATCCTCAGCCCAATCTGGGCGGCTCTCTGTGATGTACCGGTGTGCCCATCCTTGATGTTCCGCAAATTCTACTGGATGAAATGTGCCATTCGGTTCCAACCATCCATAATTGTCTCGGTGCTCCCTTTCGATTTCTGCCTGGTCTAAGAAGCTCCTGAGCAGCGGGTTCATATCAGCTTCTGTCACGCGCCTTTCTTCAAGGAGCCATTCACAGTCTTCGTCAATGATCCGGTCCATCAGGTTCTCCATTCGGGTCTCCAGGTCCCGTCTCTCCGCCTTCTCGACCTCCAGCCTCTTCATCAGGTTTTCGGCCGCCACGATTGCATACTCCCCGTCATCCTCTACCATACAGTAGCTCCCGTCGGCGGTGTCCCCGGTGAATTTCGCCCTTCCAAGCACTACATCCCGGGCGAGCGTGACAAGCTCTTCCCGGCTCTTATCTGTTCCGCACATACAGGCCAAAAGGAATTCTTCGATCTTCTCCCAGGGCTTGTGCTCGTCCCAAAACCATTCCCTTGCGGTCTTGGTCACAAATGCTCCAGTTACTGTGAAGGACAATCGCTTGTCGCCCATTAAATCACCTCACTCATAATACCCGCACACCGAATCCTTGCAGTTGGCCGGCCGGTCGTGCTCCTCGCACCAGCCATCACCCTCTGTATCCTCGTCAACAAAACGCTGACAACTGCCACAAATCATGCACTCCGGTGAATCCAGGGCGCCCAGGGCCATCCAGATCGCCTCAATCTGCTCATCGGTCATGCTGTCACGGAAACCGTATGTATCTTTTTCCAGGATCTCATGGATGATTTTTACTGCATCAGACCTTTTCATTCTGCTCACCCTCCCTAATTGCGTATCTGAAAGCCCCTCTCTGAATCTGTTGTGCTACCCACCAAAATCTCCAAGATCCAAACCATCCGCAGTGGTATATCTTTCCGTAGAAGTAGATGTGCTCCTGGCGGGCCACCTCATCGAGGGATACGATTTGGCCTCCCGGCTTAAACTTCTGCTTCCCCATCGTAATGGTCCTCCAGCACCCACTCCATCTGGTATTTTTTGATTTCCTGCTCTGTAAGGCCGATTTCCTTGCGTAAAGCACGGCACAGCGTCGGCTTCGGCAGTGCATTGGTGAGATAGGTGAAGCAGGCGTTCAGCAGCTCGTGCTCCCGGTCTGTCGCTCCAAGGTCAGCGGTCAGATCCTCAATCAGTCGAGCCGCCGAGTGATACCCGTCCCGGTACAGAATCTCGACAACCTTCTGCGGCGGGAGCGAGGATCCGGTTCCCCACCCGGCTAGGTATCCATCCATCCGCAGCAGCATATTCTTGGATTCATCCAACTTCTGCGCCAGGGGCGAGTATGGATTAAGCGGCGCCCGCCGCTCGCTCAGAATACAGGCCGCAAACTTCAGGTTACTGGCCTCAGCCAGTTCCTTAATCGTCCACTTTTTCATTCCCTTCCTCCTTCATCTGCTTTCTCAGCTCATCCATGTTGATGCCGATGCAATGCGTTCGATTGTGGATAGTGTCAGCAAGGCTCTTCCCATGGTCGTCCAAGACCATGTAAATCGAATTTGCTGCGGTCCTCATGGCGGCTACTACAAACGGCAAGTCTGTGTAGTCATACCCATGTGCCACGTCCAGGAATTTTGTCACCATCTCTCCAATGCACTCAGCCGCAACTCGGTCAACCGCTTGACGATTCCCAGAAAGCATCGCAAGAGTCATTCTCAGCGAAAACGGTATTTTCGGTTTATTCTCCATCTTCATCGTCCTCCTTCGGATACCAATGGTAGTGGCAGTCCGGGTTCTCACACCGGCCATTCCACATCGTCTCCCCGCACAGCGGGCAGGTCTCTGCGTAGTACGGGCCGCCTCCTATGTAGCCCATTCAGTCGCCCTCCTGGTAGTCATAGTCAATACAGCCGTCGATGTCGTTGATGCGAGGCTTCCGCTCATGTATCAGAGCGAACCGGCACTCCCCGCTGTGGTTGAACTGGCAGGAGGACGATTCACACTCAAAGCAGAGCTGTTTCAGGTATAGAAGTTTCGCAGGCTCCGGGGTGCGATCAAAGCCATCACCGTACAGCAGGTAGGCAACGCCCTTGCTGTGCCTCTCATCAAACCAGTGCCAGATCTCCTCCCGGTGGATGCCAGGTCCCCAGCCCATGAATTTCTCTTCGATGCGCTCGGTTTCCGGGTTCATCGGAATGTCTCCAAACTGCTCCCACAGCTCTTCCAGTACTTCATCCCGATCCAGCAAGGTCTCAATGTCGTAGAGTCCGTCCATGATCGTGCAGTAGTCACTGTATGGGATGGTGCTGTGGAGCTCATTCAGGACCTTAATCGCTTCATGCTTTACATCATTCACGGCTTACTCCTCCCTGTCAGAGACGGGTAGACTCTCCTTTTGGGGCTCAATGTTTCGTCATCATTGCACTCATAGATTTCCAACACAGTTCCGCATCCATCAGCAAGAAAACCGGCAATAGCCTCTTCGTCTGATGAAAACTTTTCATATTCATTTTCGGTGTCTGCCCCTTCGTAGAAGGCCACATAGAAACAGCTCATCCGTAAATTACCTCCCCAAACAGCGCATACTGGACGATTTCATCGGCGCACCCGGCGTCGATGTTGCAGCAGTCTACCTCATGGCCCTGGACGGCCCCGTACTGGTCACCGCCGTTCTCGACCCAGAGCTTGAAGCCATTCAGGAACTTCTCCAGGTCCAGCCAATACTTGTCTCCGCTCTCAATATCGTAGAGCTTCAACATCCCGCCTCGGCTGATCTGCTCACTGGCATATTCACCCAAGTAGTCGCCGACGACCTCTGCCTTGAAGCACCAGTAGTCGATCCCGCCTTCCAGGGCCGCTACCATGATGTCGTCGATGTCCTGCTTGGTCAGCTTTACGTTGATCTCCGCTTTCACGGTGAAAACCTTCTCGTCCATAGTGCTGCACCTCCTCAGTACGAATACTCAACGTCGTCCTTGACCGGCCATTCTCTGTCTGAACCTGGCCGGCTCGGAATGTAGGTCTCCCCGTCCAGACTGAATTTCCCGATGTTGAATAGGTCCTGAATCAAGCCTTTCCCAACCGGGCCGCCCTTCTCGATTTCCGTAATCTCTCTTTCAGATAACATTACGGTAACACCCAGGCGCATCCATACCGCCTTCTTCACTGTGTTGACCTCCTATCTATCTTCTATGGTGGTGTTTTGATCTACAATCTTATCTTACAATGCCTATCGCCGTGGTCAATAGAGAAATACACGTTTTCGTTTATTTTTCTAAATGAGTGGGCCGCCTATGCTTTTTGACGAATTTCAAATGGGTGGTAGGTTGCTGCGGGCCGCTGGAAACGCTCCTATCTGGTCCGGCCCCAGTCATCAGGAATACCGGACTTCCCCAAATAGAGCAAACTGAACGATGCAGTCCGCATCAATCATGGTGACATCCTCTGGGGCCAGATGCCCGTCCTCTACCCGGACATGGAAGCCCTCCTCCAGATAGAGCCGAACTCCCTTTTCAAATTTCTCCGGCGTAAGGCTGTACGTTTCGCCGCCGACCCGGTCGTGAATCAGAACCCTCCCGCCAAGACCGACCTGCTCGCACACTCTTTCCCCGAGTTTCCTGCCGCTGGCCCAAATCTTATCTGCCCAGAGCGAAATCCCGCCGGCGTTGAATGCACTGAACAGGATGGAATCCATATCTTCCTTTCGGATGTTGACCTCAATCCTGGCTACCAATTTCATCACGCTCTCTTTCTCTTCTGATTGAAGCGGCAACTATCAGTCTCCCGGTCATAGTCACAGGGCAGCGCATCATCTGCGTGTTGGCACTCATCACAGAGCATGAGCCGCTTACCGCAGACCGGGCAAAACGCCTTGTAACCCCTGTCCTCGACGTTCCAGGTCATCTCGATCTCGCTTTCGCAATGTGGACACCATTCGGTGGCCGTGTACTCTTTGTTCATTCCTCATCCTCCTCATCCACAATCTCATCTACCGCTGACGACGGGTGCTGCCAGTCGCAGTACCAGAACAGGCGCTCGGCCAATTCAAGGTTCCCGCCGCATTCCTCGATGAAGTCGTTGCCGGTGTAGCAGTTCCCGACCACCTCTTCGATAGTTTCATCATCGGTGATACAGGTGCTGCGCGGGATCATATTCAGATACACGTCCGGGATATATATGATTTCATCTCCGGCCTGGAACTGATCCGCCTTAAAAATATCGCAATCCTGACCGGGGCTAAAGTCGAAGGCATCATCCATGAAATAGCCGGCCTTCAAATGGTCCCGCAGTTCCGCTTTTGTCATGCCGCATCACCTCTCAATTTCAGGCCATACACGGGGACCCGGTTCTTCACGGCTCCGATCTCCCACCAGGACCCGTCTCCGTAATAGTTCTCAGCGTAGACCGTCCGGCGGTCCGTGGTGACCAGGGCGCTGATCTGGCGCCCGGTGTAATCCCGGTATCTGAAGTTCTTCATGGCCGCCAGAATATCTACATCGTCGAGATCCGCACCCACGGCAGGCTCGACCTCCAGCGTCCCCAGGTAGAACCGCTCATTTTCCTGCCAGCCGCTTTCATCCAGGAACACGTCGAGCAGATACACCTCGAACTTCCGCTTCTTATCTTCGTTCATTGGCTCGCCTCCCTATCTCCGATAAGCCACTCCATACATTCCGTCCTGTCAGGGAACTCCTCCGTTCAGGCATCCCCGGTTTCGTTGTTGATCCCGATGACTTCAATGCCGGTGTCCAGCAGAAACAGTCCCCTCGGCTCCCGGGTATTGATGATGGCCTTTGCCTCCTCCTGGCTGATATTCCGATACCAGCTCCGGTCTTCATGGACTGCTCCGCACTTTTTGCAGGGCCAGAACGGGACACCCAACTCGTCGATCTGAATGTCCCGGATGGAGATCTCCCCGCAGTCTGGTCAGATAACCGCCTCCAGGATCATCCTGCTACCTCCTTCTGGTATTCCTCCTCTGCCTTTCGCAGTTCGGCGGCCAGCTCGAACACCATTTCCTTGATGGCATCCGCATCATCAATGAGGGTGCGGATACTATCCGGCACTCCCCTTTTCCCTCTGATTTCCACCCACATCTCAGCGTGCTCGTCTGGGTCGAAATCGTATGCGTATCCCCGGACCTGCTCTACCACACGGGCTTCATCGTTTCCCGTAATGGTGAAAAAGAAGTCCTCCCCGGCCGGACTGTACTTTTCAAACTCGATGTCGTCGTCGCTGATATGTACCGACCAGTCCAGAAGTTCAGCGGCATCAATGAGCGCATCCATTAACTTCGGCATGAACCTCACCTCCTTCGGGTTTGTAGAATTCTGCGGCCATATTATCGGCGCACATCCGGTCAATGCCCACCCGCTCAAACCGGCGGTAGGCCCGTTCTTTCTCCGCCCGGTCCCCGGCGGTCAGCAGCTCCATTATCAAATCGAACAGCATTTCCGAAACGCTCCCTTCTGATACCAAATGGTAATCTAACTATATCTTTACTTTACGACACCTACCGCCTAAGTCAATAGACTGGACAAAAGTTTTCAAAAATATTCGGAATCGTTTATCTTTTCATTCAAGCGTAGTCGGATGCAAAACGAGCAAGTTCTTCCGGGGAGCCAATCTCCTGACCAAACAGGTGATTCTTCGGCACCAGCTCCCACTCCCCCGTCTTCTGTTGGTGCAGGTAGATTGGGAACTCCTTCACGGCCTTCAGGATCTTCTCCATGCTTTTTGCGGAGAGATCTGCAAACACATCTTCCGACATCTGGAAGCCGTCTGGCTCCCCATCTCCGAAGTAACCGCTGCATTGCTGGAGGAATCGGTCTTTCCGGTGGTTCCTGGTGTGGCGCATGGCCTGTTCATAGCCGGTCACGCTGTCATCATCCCCATCGTCCCCTCCACCGCTCCAGATCCGCCGAGTCCGCCGGAACAGGTCTCACCTGCACCATCTCAACATCCTGCCAGTTCTTCTTCTCATCCAGACGGTGCCAGCCATTGAACATGAACAGTTTTCCGTCTTTCTCGAAAAACTTGTGGGTCACCGTGCTTACGTCCGGGGTAATATCCATGAACCCAGCCTCTTTGATGACAGTGACGGCATCTACATGGGTCCCGCTTCTCAGTACAATCACAAGGCTTCCTCCTACTCGATCTCTCCGCAGGCCATCAGCCGCCGGGTCTCCGCATCAGCCAGGTGGTAGCGCAGCCACCAATCCTCAAGCCGCTTCCGTTCTTTCTCCTGTTCCCGCTCAAATCCTTCCCGGTCTTTCCAGTCCATGGCGTAGACGTAACCTTCGAACTCTCCCTCAAAGCAGCACCAGTAGTCCGTCCAGATACCCTGGGTGTGCCAGAGCAGATTCAGGATGGCCGTCATCTCCTCGCGGCTTTCGCAGATGAACCGTGCCCGCCGGTATCCGAACTTGACATCCTGCCAGGTCAGATGCAGACCGTGCTTTCTGGCAAGCAGAGCCATCTGCTGTTCAAACTTTGAATTTTCCATAGCATCACCTTCTTTTACCATCTGGTAACAAACGGGCATAGTAAGCCCCTAGCAGGCCGCAGAAGGCCCGGTATCTTTGGGTATGAAATTATACCACCCACTCCCTGTTCCTCCGTTCCCGGCCTTTTTCCGGGATTTTGCAAGGTCATACGAAGTTGAGCTGGATTTCATCCAGCACTTCAATCACGTCCTTCGTCTCCCGGACCTTCTCGATGTGGTAGGTGAAACCGAGATCCGAGCCGTTACTGGATTCCTCTGTCACATATTCCCGATCCTTCTTGCAGAGGTCGATGGCCTCCTTTTTGGTCTTGCAGCCCTGCCGGTCTGACAGTTCCACATCTTCGTTGCAGTAAGCTCTCCATACGATCATTCCAAAAACGCTCCTTTCGTTTCTTCAGAAAACCGAATGATTCGGACCGGTGGGTGTTACGCTGCGAGTTCGACATTGAAGCGAACGCCCATCTTCTTCAGCTTCTCCTCGCCGTTATAGGCAATGCAGTCGTTGATAAGGCCGTCCACTTCCTCCTGGGTGTGGGCAAATCCCACCAGAACCCGGTGGCCCGACGGGTAAACAGCTACTACTGCGAACATCTTCTTCAACTCCTTCAGGTAGTTTGGATTTCCTACAATCTTATCTTAACAGACCTACCTGCGGTGTCAATATGTTTTCGATGATTTTATAAAATATTTTCTTATATATACGTTTTCAATATTATAGGTTGCTCGCACTCGCCGCAAGGGACCGCTTAATTTCAAGAAGCTCAAGCAGGATGCTGTCGATCCTCCTGCTGATGTCCTCCTTCTTTTGGACGGGGGCTTTCTTCTTTTCAACAATAGGCTCATCTTCTTGCGGTGCCCGACCGGCCTTGGTGGCACGATATGTAAGCACTTCTTCCAGAAGCCATTTCTTTGTCTCGTTTGGGCAGGTCGTGTACTTCACTAGCCGCTTTCCAACGCCGCCGGTCACGAAGTTCAGCTTTACCCGCCGGTATCCCTGCGTGGTCTTGACCGGGTACTCAAACTTCGCCGTAACGATGTCTGGCCGGTCGCTCGTATTCCGCTCCATCCACTTTGTCGGAGCCTTGATACCGCAGGCTTTCAGGATGTCAACGGCGGAAAAGAGCGTCTTATCTCCATGTATAAGCGTCCGAATCGTATGGGCGGTGCTACTGATCTCCAGCGCATTGTCGTTGATGTCGCTTCTCTCGATCATTTTTCTCCCCTCCTTTTTGCTTCGTTGGCTGCGATTACTGCGTCACAGACCTCCATGTGGCCGCTCAGTTCATCCAGTTCGACGATGATCTTCTGGAGCATATCACGGAGGCCGTAGAAGGCCATCGTCCCCAGCTCTCGCTCCCGTTCATCCGGGGCTTCATCTCCTACATCTACAAGGTGGAGGAAGCTACGCTCAAAAGCCTCCAGGAGAGCATCTGCTTTTGCTGCATCATTTCTAATTTTATCCGGCGTTACCATATACCTGTCACCCTTTCAAAAGTTCAGGAAATCATCGGTTTCTACCGATATTCATTTGATTTCCTGTAATCTTATCGTAATATACCGGGCGTCTAAGTCAATAGAGCCGGAAAATGTTTCCTCCGCGGTAATTTGCAGTACCATTTGGTAACCATACGACAAACGGAGCCGCAGGTCATTTCCTGCGGCTCCGTCTGTTTCGCTCTTCGGTTGCCCCAATGGCGGCCTTAATCATGGCCGTCATCATGCGGATCTGGCTCGGGGTGGCATTTTTCAGCAGGTCGGTCAGTTCATCTAAATCGGTAGCGCCAGACCCCTCCAGCACATCGGCAAGCAGGTAGCTCGGCGATACCCGTAGCTCTTTGCAGATCGTCACAAACACCGGCAAGCTAGGTATCTTAGCCCCAGATTCTATCTGCCGCATATTAAGTATCATTGATGTTGCACAGCTCAGACAGGCGTTCACTCGTTATGCCTCGATCCTTCCTTGCTGCGTTGATCCTCCGTCCAAGTAGCTTGTCGCCCACTCATAGCACCTCCTAACTGTAATCTAACAGTATATATTTCGTGCTCTTTTAGACTACAATCCGATTGACGGCCATAATAGCCACTGTTAGAATACGATATGTAAGCCTATGGACTGCACAACATGAACGGAGGTCAAATCTATGGGTTGGAGGTATAGAAAGAGCATCAACCTGGGAGGGGGATTCCGGGTTAATCTGAGCAAGAACGGCATAGGGTATAGCTGGGGCGTTAAGGGCTACCGGGTGACCAAGACCGCAGATGGCCGGACGCGGCAAACCGTATCCATCCCAGGCACCGGCATCAGCTATGTCGAAGAGCACGGGAAGCGGTCGTCGGGCCAGCAGGCGGGTGCTGCACAGCAGCAGCGAGATCCGATGGCGGACTACACCGGTGCTCAGAGGGTGACTTCTGCTGATGCCAACACACTCCGGTCCCCCGAGTACGATGAGCTGTTCAAGGAGGTCAAGAGGGTCAAGCTCCTGCGGACTGTACTGATCGTGCTGGCAATCCTGACTGTGGCGGCTACTCCGGTGTGCGTTCTCTGCCTGGTGGCGCTGGCAGCCCTCTTCATCAAGGGCCGCCCATCCATCATCTACGAGTTCGAGGATGATAAGCAGGTGAAGTGGGACCGGTTCTCCGCTGCCTGGAGAGCCGTGGCTGCCAGCCAGTCCTTGCAGGAAATCACCCTCACCGCCACCAGCAAAAACTCCAGGAAGACCGCCGGCATCAAGAACGCAGTTGATACCGTGAAGATCTCCGCCGGCGGCAAGCTCCCCTGGTATCTGAAAACGAACATCTCTCCGGTGGTATTCAAGCTCCAAAATCAGCAGATGGCCGTCATGCCGGACCGGCTCCTCATCTTCGGCAAAAAGCAGTTCGGCGCTTTGGATTACAGCGAGGTCAAGTTTGACATCTCCGCTTTTGGGTTTCTGGAGGGCGGCCAAGCTCCTACCGATTCCGAGGTGGTGAAGATGGTATGGGCCTATTCCAATAACGACGGCTCCCCGGACCGCCGCTACGCCAATAACAAGCAATATCCCGTTCTGAAGTACGGCAAGATCATCGTCACGTCCCAATCCGGCTTGAACATTCAAATCATCTGCTCAAACGAATCGGCATCCGACGCACTGAACACCATCATCAACGGCCCGGAGGAATGAGCGCATGGATATGAAACACAAGGTCCTGAGTGGCGGCGAGCTTTTCGAGTTTGGAGGCTCCCCGCTTCCGACATCCATCGAAGATTTCTGGGCGTGGTCGATGTCCAGGCTCATCGCAGACGGTCCCCGGGGCGACCTGGCCGAGTTCATCGTCAACACCGCTCTGAGCATGGACATGAGCGAACCGAAGCGTGGCTGGGGCGAGTGCGACATTCTGTATCCGCACGAAGGCAGAACTATTCGCATCGAGGTCAAATGCTCCACACTCCTTCAGGCATGGGAACGGCCCTCTCCCCCAAAGCCGGTGTTCTCCATCGCCAAAACGCTCAACTGCGACATCGAGGACACCGGAGACGGATACCGGTACATCGGCCGTGACGGTTCTCCGCCCATCCGGCGGTCCGACATCTATGTGTTCTGCCTTTTTTTCGAGCAGGACCGCAGCGTAGCAAATCCCATGGTGCTGGATCAGTGGCGCTTCTACATCGTCCCGACCAGGACCATCGACGAGCAGCTTGGCGACCAGCGCAAGATCTCCCTGCAAGGTCTGAACCGTATCGGTGCCGTAGAGTGCGATTACGGCGGTATCAGGCCGACAGTAGACCGCATGGCCGACAACATCAAAGCATAGAGAAAAAGCGCAGAGGCATTGCCCCTGCGCTTTCTTTATTTCCATAGCCTATTCCGAATGTCATCCAATTCCTGTGCAAGCGCATCGCGCCGACTCCAATATTCTTCTTCACCAATTTCACCCATGCGATAGGCTGACCGGAGTATTCGCGTGTCTTCTGGGATGGCCCGGTATCTGGTAAGCAGTTTCTCCCGTTCGCCGCTTCTTTTCTTCAGTTCATTAGTCCACTTCTTCCAGAGGGGTGGCCGAAATTCCTTCCATTCAAGTGGAGGCAGCTCCACCGTCGGGAAGTCCCTAGTCTTATCGTCCACATTGAGCGGTGGGTGCTCCTTCAGAATGTAATAGATTTCGTACAGGTTCATATCGGCTTCCGTTTTGAGCTCTGCATATTCTATCTTTGACACCTGTGATATGTCGATGCTTCTGTGCATCGGTTTCTTGAACAGATGTCCCCTTATGCGATTCTGGAGGGGCTGCTTCGTTCTTCCGACGTAAACAACACAGTCTCCGTAGTAAAACCTGTATAACAAAAATCCTTGTACTTTCACTTTTGCCTCCTATTGCCCACCTAAAACCGCTGGAATGAGGTCAAATGATGAAATGGTAGCTACGATCCACTGGAATCGCTCCTATCTGGTCTGTTCCACTTCATTCAAAACCCATCCAAGATAATCTCGGCATACGCCAGACAGGTTAATGACGCGCACCTCTTGCCGGCCCGGCCTGCCGATCAGGTGCTTCCAGTGCTTTTCACAATTTTCAACGGGCAACTCCTTTCAGCGCAAAACAGTTCATTTTCCATTTTGGCCTCCTCAGTCATCCAACCATCGGTTCTCCAGATAGAAGAATCCGACCACGGCTCCCCCGGTCAGCAGCACCCATACCACCCAGAAGATGATAACAGGGATCTTCTGGCCGCTTACCTGATCTTCCACCACTTCTGCCGGGGTCAGCCCCTGGAACACCTCCACGCCCTGCCCAATATCTCCACCCCGCAGATCTGCATGGATCGTGGCGTCAAAGACCGCCGGCAGGCCCGTGAAATAGTACCGCACATGGGAGGTTTCGTACAGATACCTGCTTCTATCCTTCAGTTCGAGGGTGTCCTGGCCCGGCAAATTGAACTGGCTCGTTGCGAACTCTGCTCCCAGGAACTCCACGGTATCGCTCGCCCATCTCTCCTCACCGTCGTAGTCCCAGGTCCAATAGGTTTCTGTCCTGGTGTGGCTGCGCCCATTCGAGTCGGTGTAGGTGACCGTGCGGGTGTGCATGGTGTACCGCTCCTCCACCATCGAGATCTCCAGGTACTCCCCCTCCAACTCGGGGTATGTAACTGGCTGCCCAGCCTGGAGCGTTCCATAGACCAGGGCGTTTCCGAAGTCCGTGCTCATCCCGTAGGAGAACTGGCCGGCGTCTTCAATCCTGACCGCCGTGGTGTACTTCTCTGCCTTACTCTGAGCATACTCCTTGATGGCCCCGGAGATACCGAAGCCTATGGCAAGCATCACAAGCACGATGATAACAGCGAACAGGATCTCTCTTTTCTTGATCTCCATGTCATTCTCCAAACAGGTCAGTGGGTGCGTCCTCCGGCGCATCGTAATCGGTGTACTGCGTCTCGATGGGGGCATAGCCCATAATCCCAAGGACAATGCTGTTCGGGAACTGCCGGACGAATTTATTGTACGCCTTCACCTGCTCATTGTAGTTGTTCCGGTATTGTGCGATGGAGTTCTCAGTCAAAGCCAGCTCCGTCATAAGCTGTTGGTAATTTTCGTTGGCCTTCAGCCCCGGGTACTGTTCCGACACAGCGTTCAGTACGGTCATGGCCCCATCGGTGTCGCCGGCCTGGGCCGCAGCCCGAGCTTCTGTGACGGCAAGCATCGTCTCGCCTTCATACTCCTGATAGGCCGTCACGGTGTCCACCAGATTGTAGATGAGGTCCACCCGGCGCTTCTCAGCCACGTTGATCTGGGCCTCCGCACCACTGATCTGCTCCTCCAGGGAGATGGCCCGGTTATTGATGCCGGCCACCATTACCACAATCAGGAGGATGGCGGCGGCTACAATGCCGGCCGCGATAAAGGCGCTTTTCTTCATGGATTCGATCTCCTTTCAAACTTCGTCGCTTACGACTTATTCTCCGCTTCCCAGCATCAATCGGCCGGACTGGAACGCATCGTATAGTGTCCGCTCATTCTGATCCACCAGCTTCGGTAAGAACAGCTCATCCATGGTGGCCTGCTCAGTCTCCACCAAGGCGATTTGCGCCGCAATCCAGTCTTTGACGTTTCTCCAGGCAATGCGCTCTGCCTGCTCTTGGTCGCACTTTGTTCTTTCTTTCGCCATCACGGACATCACTCCATCCGGCTTTGCCTCCAGGCGGAAGCCCCGCAACATACCGCAGCAGTCAAGGGCGAAGGTGACGGCAAGTACCTTGCCGTCATCTCCATAATCCATCATCACCTTCCTCGCGCCATGGGCTGCCAGAAGCCCCTGAATCTCTCCAACAGTCTGAACCGCCGGAACCTTTGTGGTGTAGTTCTTTATAGGCATTTCACTCCACCTCCTCCTTACACCATGAGGCGAAGGAAGCCAGGGTCATGTTGTGCTGCTCTCCGGCGGTTCGGTTCTTCTTGCTTCCGTCGTTGATGACCTCATACCTCATGTTCTCATCGCACCCCTGCCCATCGTAGAGCTTGTACTGCGGCCCGATGTCAATGACCTTTCGGAGCCGCCCCTTCCTGTTGGAGTAGATATGCCCGATCTTGATTTCAGACTTTTTCATGCTCAATCTCCTTTTCAAAACGCTCCTTCAGGTCGAAGACGCTTTTTCCGGCGCCCTTCATCGGCCGCTCGGTCCTCTCCTGAAGCCCCTCAAGCCGCCGCCAGTAGTCAGGTAGATACCGGTAGACGTTCCGTAGCTCCTTCAGATTTTTGTTGGCGCAGCACCAGCATGATACGCGATCTAAGATGTCGTAGAGGCGAACCGGGCCAGCCTCCGTCCTCTCTTCCCAGAAGAACCCTCTATCATAGCAGAATCGGAGGCAGTCAGCTTCCGTCATCCCCGTCTCGGCGAGGGGGAACACCTTCAGGCCCTTTCTTTCCTTTTCAAGCCTCGGCTTTTCGTCTGCCGCAATGCCCACATACTCACACGAGCCCCGGCTGTACCTCTCCACCGTCACTATCTTGTCCGTGGTCCCCCACCTGCATCTTCCGCCACACCATGAATACCCGAGATGGAATCCATTTCTCCCGTTGACCGGCTTCTCGAACATCTTCCACTCAAATCCGTAGTCCGGCTTCAATTCGGTGTAGGTAATCCCTTTCTGGGCCAAGAGGGGGAGCACCCTGTCCCTGATGTCGTATATTGCCCGGAACTCCATCCCGGTATCATAGAACACAACCTCATCAAGCGGCCATCCTTTTTCCATGAGCAACAACAGCATAGCCAGGCTGTCCTTGCCAAAACTCACACTTGCGATATGCTTCACACCGACCACAAACCAAGCTGGTTGCGGTCAACGGCCTAATCCTCCCATGCTATCGGCCCCCTGGGCCCTCACGCTGTAACAGGCGGTTTTACACCGGACTTATCAATCTTCCGGCAACCTGGTCTACCAGGATTGGTGTTAGCTCCTTTCGTCCATTCTTGCAGTACACTCCGGGCAATGCTTGTAGAGGCTGGCTTTCGCCTCTTCCTCGCTTGAGGCGAGCGGGATTTCAAACCCACAGACGCTGCATCGCTGGTACGGCGCCCAATGCTCAAAATGAATCTCCCAGTGACCGTGCCGCTCCGGCTCTCCTGCATCAGAGCCGGTGATTCTGAACGGCTCCATGTCCCCATTCCTGGGATTCAGACAGGCTCTCTCCGCTTCGTCCCGGCGGGCAAACAAGGCCCGGTGCCGATTGCTGGAAGCCCAATAGGTGTAGACCGGCTCCTTCGTATCAATCTTCCGAAGGCCCCAAAGCTCATGTCTCATGTTCTCGGTGCCTCCCTGTCCAGAAACCGCACGGTTTCTGCCGGGCAGCTTACGATCCTGCCATCCTCCAGTTCGATAATGGCAGTGGTGAAGACTCCGGGTCCGCTGTCAAATTCCTCATAGTTATTGCCCCAGCAGTGGTATCTGCCGACTACGTCCACCGCTTCTCCCTTCTCGTAGACAACCGCTTTACATGGACGCAGCCCCTTCACCGGTTCGTCGTTTCTCGTCGGACCCTCCAGCCAGCTATGAAAATTCGTAATCTGATCCACCAGCTTTTCAGGGTGTCCATCAAATCGTATGGCTCGGTCGTCGATGTAGCAGATCGCCGGAGGCTTCTCCATCATCACGTCATCAACAATGATCCCGTTGTCCCGGAGAAAACGTCGGACAGCCCCCATTCCTTCGGCGGTTGAACACCGGGTCGATACGACCACTACCCTATACCTGAGTTGGCGGAGTTTTGTAATTGCTTCCCCAATTCCGGGGACCGGCGGGTCAGGGATCTCTGCTGTACCTTTCCAGCCGGACGTGTAGCTGTGGATGACGCCGTCAAAATCAAATACAACAGTAGGCTTGTAGTCCATCTCTGATACCTCCCTCAATCCCAGCGGTCTAGCTTGTAGATGGTGGTGCCGATGTCCGTAGTTACCCGGAACTGGGCGTTCCAGTTTAGCCCCTTCTGGAGCCGGACGCCGCAGGCGGATGCCTCATCTGCACCGCCGAGCTTTTCACTTTTGGAGTACGCCTCGATGGTGGACCGCACCTCATGCAGCTCCGACTTCAACACCTCCGGGAACAGGGCGAGACCGGTACTCCTACGGTCCCGGTCCTTTGCACCCTTCAGGATGAAGATGACGCTTGCGCCTCTGTGCTCATATCCAGGCTGCCAGAGGTTCGGTTGCAAAGTGACTCCGGTGACCTCCACATATCCAGGCAACAGGTTCCATCTGGACGGAGTGGAGCCGCCGGAGTACACATACCAGGAGAACGGATTCCGGTTCTCCTCCGTATCCCACAGGATGATAGGAGGCGCCTCCTGGTCCTCGGCGGTCAAGATTGCCGTGTAGCAATCCTCCTTCCCAGGCACATAAAACTCGATCTTTCTGGCAGAGCCCAGAACCGTCCGTTGGAACTTCTCCCAAGTGATGGTCACGGTCGGCCCGCTCATTGCGTTCGGAGTCTCCCGCTGCTGCTCCTTGGTGGCTACCCGGGCGAATACGCCAGCGGATACCCCTCCCGCCTTCTTGGCAGGCATCGGTCTCCAAATCGTCTGGATCTCATCAAGGCGGGCGTACCGCCGCTTCAGGGAGTTGGCGATACCCAGCTTCTCAACGATCCTCTCTGCCTGGACTACATTCCCGGCGGAAGGGGCGGCCTGCGGACGCTGGTACTGGAGCGGGTTCATTTTCTCGGCAAACTTCCGGCTTACGGTGTTGAAGTCATATCCGGCTGCGATATCATCCAGCAGGGTCCCGATTACGTTGGAGGAGATATGGCAGAAGCCGACCGGTGCCGTGGCCGCCTTGTACCAGATGATGTTCCGGGTGGCCCTGTTCCGGGCGTCCCGCTTCTCCTTCACCAACTGGAGCACTTCCAAGAACCACTCAGCCATGCCCAGCACATTCTCGCTTCGGTACAGAGCCTCGGATCGCAGCAGGTTCACGGCGGTCTCCACGGTTTCGGTGCGGTACTTCCCGATTGCAGAGGCCAGGAGCCCATAGTCCTCAGCCTTCTCGGCGGCCTCCTGAAATGCGTTCTTCAGCCGCTTGCGGTGTACCATGGGCTCCGGTACCTTGACGGCCATGTGCTCCCAGCTTCCGGTCACCGGTGTTCCGAGCTGCCTTTCAGAAGTGATGAATACGCCGGTGACCGTAGCGGCACTCACCTTCCGCCGGATCTTTTTCACGGCCTCGGAGAAAAAGGCCGGGGCCTTTTCAGGCCACATCACCGGTGCCTGCTTTCCGGTCTTCTCGTCAATTTTGACCAGCCCACCATATCGGTTGACGAAATGCCGGCAGGCATTGCAGTTGTAGTGCTGGCGGGCCTCCTCCGGGATGCCATCCAGCAGCAGGCCGTACAGGTCCCCAGCGTTCGTGGTAAAGAGCGGGGTACTCCCGCCCTTTGTGCTCTTGTCGAACTCCTGGCGGATGCCGGCAAGCAACTCTCCGTACCCGTCGTTCTCCCGCTGGGTGTCAACCTCATTCATTGAAATGATGTCTCTCATATCTAACCTCCATTTCCTCGGCGCATTGGCACCGGCTTTCACATTTCTTCTGGCTCCCAATCCCAAATGCCCTGCTTCCCTCTGGCGGGTATGGGCTTTTCAAACAGTATCGGGTTGGAGAGAATCCAACCGTATCGCCCCGGGGACCAGTTGCCAAACGCTCTTTCCCGGGTCGTATCCAGTGCATAGCCTGCCAGTTCCTCCAAGGGCAGGCAGTCCACCAGCGTTACCTTCCCAATCACTGCCCCATACGGCAGGTTCAGGATGTCGTTGTCTCCATGCAGGCCGGCTTCGGCGAATATGTCCATCTTCTTTCCGTTCATGCCCATAAAGAACATATCGGGGCGGAACTTACCGGCGTGAATCGCCAGGGGCCCCCGGTAGCCCGTCTTCCAACTCCGAGTTTCCACGCTCTTGAGCGGCCTTCCATTCTGATCCAAGGAGACAATCAGGCTGGCCCACGGTTGCCGAATCGTGATTGCCTTCATCGGCACTCTCCTCCTTCCATAACTCCTTTTTGACGCCGGTGGTCAGTCTCCCCAAGAAGGTTTCGTCAAGCCATCTTCGGCACGGGCTATCATGATACCGGTTCTCCCTGTCGGTATTCCGAATCACAATGTCAGGGCCAACCAACCCATACTTTCCGCCCGGCAACTCGACAACCTGTGCCCCAGGCCAGAGCGAGTACGGGAGCTGCCCACTTGCTTCATACAGGCAGTTCATCCACGCCTTCCCTTCGTGCATCCCCTCCGTTAATATCTTTTGGCTGCGCCTGATGTCCTTGCAGCCCAGCCGTTCAAGAGAGACTATAAGCTGCTGGAGGAATATCAGGGTCCCATCACAGAGCGAGAACAGGTAGAGGCGCCCATTCTCGTCGATGTAGGGCTTGTACTCACTCATTCCTTTTAAGCTCCAAGCGGACAGCAGCAATGATGTCATCAATCATTGCCGTCTGCCCGTACAGGACGGTCGGAAAAGCCTTGGTGTCCGACGGGAGGACCGTAATCACTTTACTATCCTTGTCCCCAATGATGAGGTGGCCTTTGCATCCTCTCTGAATAATAGTAGCTCGGGGGAACATCCGCTTCAGGGCTACCGCATCCGTCAAATCATCGCTGTGGTGACCTTTTTTGTCTCCCCTGTTCAATGGCTTCAATTTGATTTTCATACGCCTATCTCCTTTGCTCGTATCGGTAGTCATGGTCATCCAGACAGAACGGGTCTTTCACTCTTCCATTGCAGCGGGCCCAGATCGAGTTCTGGCTGATGAAGTTCTTCTGAGCCGCCTCCCTGGCCGAAGCGTAGATCGCTACCACCTGCCCGTTTCGGTCAACCTTCTCCACCGCCCGCCGCCTGGATCTGCATGAGAGAAGTCCACATTCCCGCAACGGCATGAACTTCAAGTTTTCCAGTTCACAGTCGAGCTTGGCTCCATTCCGGTGTACGATCCCGTATCCGGGCCGCCGGCCGCCCATAAAAGCGTCGGCCATGAGCCAGACCAGCGGCACCTCGATTTTGCGGTTATCCTTGCTCCGCATCTTTACCATGGCCCTGGAGCGCCCGCCTCCAATGTACGGCTTCAGGGTGTACCAGCTCCCATCCTCAAGCTGCTTCTGGACGCATCCCTTCCGGTTTATGCGATACGGCCACCGGTATCCGCTGATGGCGACCCACTCATCCGTTCTTCCCATTCTGGTCCGCCTCATCGAGATAGGTAGCCTGAAGGTCGGCCATGTGGGTCAGGAGCGCCAAGGGGAACTTCTCGAAGGCGTTGCCCACCGAGAAGCCGCCGGCCTTGAAGTCGTTGTCGCTGAAGCCCATGTGCCAGCGGATCGCCATGGCCTCTTCCCGGGTCAGCTTCATAAAGCCAGAAATGATGTAGACCGATTTCTCGCCGTGGCCGTAGGGAAGCTGGTCGTTTATCACATAGAACGGGTACTTCTCCCACTGTCCCTGCTCATTCTTGCGGTTCCTCATCTCCACGCCGTAGAAGTTCACCTTGCAGATGTCGTGGAGCAATCCACATACGGCGATCTTCTCCTCATCCTCGTCAGAGAGAATGACCGGACCGTCGGTGTTGCGCTCCAGCTCATTGCTGAACATCTCCCGCAGCCGCTCATAGACATGGATGCTGTGCTTCACCAAGCCGCCCGGCTCCGAAAGATGGAAACGGGTCGAGGCCGGTGCCGTAAAGAAGTCGGACTTCTCCAGCCAGGCCAGAAGCGCATCTGCCCCAGGGCGCTTGATGTGGTCATTGAAAATCTCGATAAACTGCTCTTTCATTTTTCTGTGCCTCCTGTCTCAATCCTTTTCTGTTCCGCTTCGTCCAAGCGGTAAATCAAATCCTCCACGATACGCATAAACTGATCTCCTTGCTGCCATACCTTCGGGTTAACCTCCCAAGCCGAGATGTCATAGTTGATGGTGAAGATGCCCCTCCTTGCCCTGAGCACCACCCGGTCGCCTCCCTCGAAGCTCATTGTCAACTTAACGCCCGCCTTTGCCGCTTTCAGTACAATAGCTTTTAGGTTAATTCCAATCATTTCATCACCCCCTCAATCAGCTCTCTGGCCTGCTCTACGGTCGGCTGGTAGATGTCTCCATCAACCCTAAGCTGGTCAAAGTAGTCGTGCTCAAACAAACTGATCTGCCCTTCAGCGGCAACCTCCCTGCAATCTTCCTCGGCCCCGTAGATGTACCAGTCCATCACGTCAAACTTTGTCTTCCACTTGTCGAAGGACCTTCCCTCCAGCATTTTCTCGAACGCCCAGAGGTACGCCTTTTCAAATTGAGGCCACCTCTTGAACTCCGCCAGGATCTTGCTGGATGAAGCCAGCGGGCAGCCTACACAACCGATCCTGGTGATGCCCTCCTCGTCGTAGAGCTGACAGTACGGGATACGCTCCGCCCGGATGAAGTCCCAGACCTGCTCATCACTCCAACTCACGATGGGATGGTAGAAGTTGACCCCTCTGTCGGCCTGGCAAGTTTCGTACTTGGCCCGGCTTTTCCGCCTGGGGCTCTCTGCCTTCCGCACCCCAGTAACCGTCAGAAGCCCATCCCCTTTCCCGCAGACGTTTCGCTCCTTGAACTCCTGGCAGCAGTACCGGCACACCCTAGTCGGAGGGAACCCCTTCTTGATGATGAGCTGGAACATACTGATCCTTGGCTTCTCGACAATCACGTCCTGGTGCTCCCGGCGGATGAAGTCAAGCAGCTCCGGCGGGTCAACCGATGTCCTGCTGAATCTCGCCGTATAGGGGACTCCGGCCATATCAAGCAGCCGCTTGACGACGACGCTGTCCTTGCCGCCAGAAAATCTAAGACAGAGCCGACCGGTCTTTGCTGTGGCCTGGATCTCCTTTACGGCCTTCTCAACGATGTCCTCAGTTCCAAACAGCGTGTTCTCCACTAAGGAAGTTTTGGATCGGTCCATCATTCCTTGATGTACTCCCCTTCTTCGCTGAGGTCGGGAGCGGTCCCGCCTATGCAGACGGGGTATTCGCTTCCGTCGAGATCGACGCCCCGCAGCTCCACGCACAGGATCACGCCACACAGATCGAAAAAGGTTTCCACGGCATGGGCAATGTCGGTCGTTCTCTCAATCTCCGGTTCCCCCTCCTCCCTTTGCCAGTCTTCTTCGTATGAGGCAATGATGTACTGGTCAAAACCAAGGCCATTGATCCGATCCAGGGCCTCCCTTTCATTTCCGATAGGTGCATATCTCATTCTTCTGACTCCTGTTCTCCGAACATTTCCTCAGCAATCCGGCCATACTCCTGGAAGATGGCCTCGAAGGCCGCCTCCCAGGCGGCCCCATGCTCATTTTCAATGCCCACGGCCACATGAGCCAGCTCATGCGCCAGAACCTCCACAGCATTTGATACCCGGAGGTTGGCATCTACCGCTACGAGGATAGAGCCGTCCTCACAAAATTCAGTGAATCCGTAGCCCTGCTCAGACAGCCCATCATCCTGAATCCCCGGTTGCCACTGTACCTCGCAGTCCTTCCCGGGATACAGGTTCTTAAATGCCTGCCACACCAACGCAAACGGATCATTTGCAAACGGATTTTCCATTTTCAATCACACCTTTCCTTGTTTTGATAACGGGAATGGCTCCCCGCAGATCATACAAAATTTCGCTCCGGGCAAGTGCTCCGTATTGTGGCAGACCGGGCACTCATAGGGAACACCCTTGTCCTCCGGGAGCTTGTACAACGCCCCGCCCTCAATTAAATCGTTTTGTATGACATCCATCACCTCAAACGCCTGTTTCTCTGTCGTGTACTCGCCAAGCCATGTGGATGCTCCTCCGCAATATGCGTAGAGCTTAAACGCCTTGTCCCCCACGATGGAGAAAGTGTCTATTGCATTTGCATTGACCATATTCCGGCCATCCTGCGATCTGAAAATCATTGGCCTCCCCCTTATTCAAAACTGATGTAATGGAATCCGGCAAACCGATCCCGCTCTCCACTTACCGCATCATCTGGCGGGTCGTAGAATCCAGTCTCAATTTCCACATTCGAGATCTCGCTGAATATATCTTCCAGAAAACTAGCGATAATTTCACATTCGGTTTCTGATGGACAAAAGATGCTCTCTCCATCGGTCCAGAATCCTGGGTCGTCATCAAGATCGTAGCTCCTTGGTTCCGGTGGTAATGCACTCAAAATAGCACCTAGTAGGATTTCACCCTGATTGTCCTCCGTCTTAGAAGGGCGATTCCCTCTGCGCTCGATACAGGCCGGGCACATACACTCTTCAGCTACGATGGCTTCGACCAGGTCTTCATCGTTGCAGACAAACCGGTCGATGTTGTAAATCCACCCGTGGCTCCTTGCAACTCGGTCGCTGGATCTCCACCGGCCCCGGGCCACCATACCCTCAACACTGCCGCTCTCGTCAATGTTCGGGTGTACGCTGACACTGAGGCCAGTCCTGTGGTCTTCGGCCTAGGCGATGCCGTTCACAGCATCCCGGAACAGCTCTACCCCGGGTTCAATTTCACGGATAAACTGGCTCATTTTCTCCCATTCCTTTCATTTCTCATCCATTCACGCCACTTCTCTGCTTTTCTGAGCCGGATGGTGGGGTCCGGCGTTTCACAGACGGTAAACAGGTCACGCAGGGCGTCGGCCATTTCAATGCTTTGCTTTACGACCATCCTTTGGAGCCGTTCAACTTCGCAGGTAAGCCCCTGCATGGTCCTCTCCCTGCAAGCAGTCCTGCTTCTGCTCGGACAATCGTTGCAGTCCTTCAGGTCGCAGCACTTCGCAGAGTAAATCAAATCCTGAACATTCATCGAATCATCCTCTCAAATCAAAAACCGTTCCAGATCTGCCTTCCGCAGTATTCAAAGCACTCAGCGTCGTTGCAATCCTCGTCGGTCAGATCCATGAGCCGCTTTCGACTTCTTGATATGAACAAGTCGGAATCCATAGGCGGCTTCGGATTTTTGTCCCGCAGCAGTTCATCGACGCCCACAACCTGGGCGTACTGCTCCGGCTCATTCTCCCGCAGGAATTTGAAGAAGTAGTTCTTGTGGAACGGGCAGAACGAGCAGGCCGAAGCCTTGGTCTCCAAGCCCCATACATCCTTGATGTAGGCGTAGTTGTCAGCCCGGGTGAGCCCCATATCGACCAGCGGGAAACGGTTCACGAACATCGGGTTCGGGCTTTCTTTGCACCGGCGGGCCTCCTCTGCGCTGAAGCCCATGTGCATCTCGTGGGCCTTCTTGTCTTCGTCCCGGAGCCGCTGCCCCTTTTTGTAGCCAAGCAGCTCCCACCGGACGTACTTGGAGATCAGTTCTACCTTGTAGTCGATGGTGCAGTTGCGAGGCATCTTGCTTTTGTGACCGTCATCCCGGATCGTCCACCACGGGATGCTGATTGTTCGCCTCTCCCCGAAATTCTCCATAAAGTCGGTGTAGAGCGGAGAATCCAGAATCACTAGAGGTACCCCACAGGAATGGCCGGCGTTTGCCAGAAACTCGACCTGTTTTTTCACCCAGGGCGGTTCAAGCCCGAGATCGCAGAATATGGATATGTCGTAAATCGGCACCAGGGGCCATACAGGCGGTTCTCCCCGCTTCTTTGCGAGGGCGTTTTCACAGCCCATCAGGTGCAGGGCCGACGATTGCATCCCGGCGCCGCATGACAGGATCTTCAATGGAAGGCGCCTCCATTCTGCATTGCCAAATCGACAATGCCCTTCTTGAGCTCATCCAGAGCGTCAAGCACCTGTTCCAGCGTTCCCTCGATGGTTCCGTACCCGCCTCCGTCAGAGGAACAGGCGATCCAGCATGGGTATGCCGGCGGGGTGTACTCATGGGCGCTGGAATCCGCATCGAAGACGGCCTCCCGGACGGCGGCCAGCTCCATATCGTTCGACACGAAGTACCAGTCCCACCAGTAGTCCGGGTCGATCCATGCAGGGGAAAACAAAAAGTGGGGCAGCCTTGAAACAATGGCCCTGGCGTTCCTCTCAATACAGTCCCGCTCATACTGCATACAATCCTGCGCCGTTTGAAACTCCGCCCCGTCATTAGCGACGAATATCCGCTTCTCGACCTCAATCTTTTCTACCCTTTCAGTCATTTCTACACCCCTTGATTTTCCTAAAGATTATCTTTTGTTACCGATTGGCAATTATTGAACAAATTAAAAGCTCCTGTCCTGCCGGAGATATTGCTGAATTGTCGGCATCCTGTTTTTCCATAGATTCAGGTATCCATCTCGCATCAGCGGAGAGGCCCCATAATGCTTCTCGAACAGGCCGACGACCGCATTGTACTTATCATTCAGCTCCCGCAGGACAGACACCGCCGCCCGATCTGTATTGATGTTTCTGGACTTGAGCATATCCTTGGACTCATCGTTCAGCTCCAAGACAAGTTGGTTGATGGCCGCCTGCACTCTTTTCTCGTCACCACAGGTCATCTCCTGCCGATGCTTTTCAAAATACTGTCTGGCTTTCATTTCATTTTCCCCTTTCGTCTTGCTCGGCGCCGTGCCCTCCGCTCCCGGCGCTCCTCTTCATACAGGCGGGCGATCTCCACATCATCTTCATACTCAGGCAGGCTTTCAAGCCATTTCTGGAGGAACGGGATGTGCGGAAACACGAAATCGGCAATCAGGCAACCGACGCCCAACACCAGCAGGAACACACACAGGATAGCTAGGTTGATGACCATGTCGGCCATGAATTCAGGACTCATGCGTTTCATGCCCCCCTCAAATCAGATACGGAAGTTCGTATTTAACGAAGTCGGATTCCATTTCCGCCGCCTCCGCATCCAGATCCACAATCCAAGCAGCCAAGTATTCATCGCGGGCGGCCTTGTTGTTCCAGTTGTCCTTGTGCAGCCCGACGGCATCCTTGACCATGTATCCATCGGCGTCGATTTCATAGATGCGGTAGTCGTGGGTCTTCTCCCACTCCTGTTCAAATGCGATGTCTTCGGCCTCGGCCTTGAATATGTACTCGACCATACTGTGGTCGAAATCGTAGCGGAACAGCTTCCCGTCCAGTTTGTAGGGCTTACTCTTCATCTTCATAGCCCTCCGCATATTCGTAATCGGTGTTGATTTCGACCATGTGCCCGTCAGGCAGAATCACGGTGAACAACCCGTCCTCGGCAATGAACTCAGCCTCTCCGGGCATCTTGAAGATTTCGCCGAGCCGGCCGCCCTGTGGCTCCTTCTCTTTTGATACCAGCTCCAGCGGCACCAATCCGATCACGCCCGCATCGACGGGGAACTCAGCTCCGTCGCTCCCGAGGTAGCAGCCGTCTCCGTATGCCGTTCCTGCGACGGCCACCTCAAGTCCCGTATCCGGGTCCTCGAATGTGCCGTCTGCAAATTCATGCTGGTCTCCCCATACTCCATGGTAGATGCGGTCATCCAGGACGTAGCAGATGTCACCGATGTAGAATCCAACGTCGGAGAGGATCTTTGCTGACACGTTCATCTTCGTATCCCCCTTCACCAAGTAAAATCAGCTTCACAGAGGCAGCCGATCCAGTAGGAAGGCCCGGGATTATACCGGTACACGCCGCTTTCAAGCCGCTGCTTCACTTCCTCGATCTTGGTCTCCCGTTCCTCCGGGTGCTCCTTGAAGAACTTTCTGGCGTCCTGGCGGCCACGCTCATAGGCATCGCCGTCGAAAGCCTCTCCCATGATGGCCCGCAGGGCCACGGCGCTCATTTTAGCGGTCTGCATCTTGAACGCCTCTCTTATCATCTTGGTCGGACAGACCCAAAAAGTATTCCTGGATGCTTTTCCGAGCATCGAGAACCGCTTTTTCCGCACCCGGAATCTGACCGAGGAATTTCTGGGCGTATTCAGTCTGCTCTTTGACAAACCTATCGCCGTACCCCAGTCGCTCATACTCATCCTTGCGATCCTCGATGTCTTTCATGATAACGGTATAGTTGTCAACCAAACGATTGTACTCGCGGATTGCTGAATCCTCTCTTTCGAGAAGGGATTTCAAGCTGGTGTAAGCATTCATCTCTGCTCCTCCTATCGGGTCTTTGTGTATTGATTTACCGTAACTTAACTATACATTACCAACTGGTAAAGTCAAGATAATTTTCTGTATTTTCAGAAAAACTTTTTACTTATAAACGGTTTGAGTGATTGTGCTCGTAGAAGCCCTTAGAATCAGTTTTGGCGGGTTTTCCGCTCAAGGGTATAAGTATATCTGAAGTTTCTAAAAGTCCCGTGAGAACATTTTGTAAAATACGAACTTCGAGATTTGGACATTATGTGTATTGATTTCCCGCGCATAGTTGTTCCGCCTGTCTGCCCCCAAATTGGGCATTTCCCGGCCCTGTGCGCCATTCTGAGGCTGTGGTATGGAATTATATTCCCGCCTCCCTATTCCCATCCTCCCGGCCCTTTTGCGGGATTTCCCGGTCGTTTCCGGTTCACTCCCCGAAAAACAAAAAGCGCCCTCCCCGGTCAATACCGGAGAGGGCAGCACAATCTATATCTCGGTTTTTGATAGGTCATCCAGTTCCATGTAGTCATACTCTATGCTTTGGGTCCAACGCTTTTTGTTCAGCCTCTCACACACAGCCTTTGCGGTTTCTTCATCTCGAACAAATCCGGTGAGTTCCATTCCATCACCTTCGTATTCCCCGCTTGCATAAATCAAAAAACAGTATCGCCCATTTTGAGTGCCCCCTTTTCCATAGACTCGATTATGCCCCACATTTCACGCAAAGTCAAGAACAGCAAAAACACCCCCATCCCAGCCGCAAGGCCGAGATGGGGGTGTTCATTTATACCGTCATTCGGTTGTCAGAGGTCAAGCGAGGGGGCGCCGGCCTCCCCGGATGGCGGGCGTATCGGGCGGAGGTCAGGCCCGTTTACGCATAGTTTGTTTTTTCCGCCTTATTTCAAATTGCCGGACTGTCCACGGAGCCCTCCGGCCCCTGTGCCGGCACTGTGAAGTTGTTGGCTTTAGCGGCCGCATACTTGATGCCCTCCCCGCCGGGCCCGGTATTCTCCGCCCTGCTCTTATCCACAATGCGGACAAGCACAATGGAAACGGCCGTGCCTATGGGGGTGAATACCACCGTCCAGCAAGCCAGGGCGCCTGTGTACTGATACTTGATGCTTAGTACGGCCAGAATAAAGCCGCCGGCCAGCCCCAGAAGCAGCAGGAACACCAGCAAGAAACCAAGGCAGTTGGTGACACCCAGGCGCCCCAAGATGGCAAAGAATCTGCCTTTCTGGGGGGCCAGTCTCTTGCCAGCCCCCATCAGACCTGCCCATTCTGCTGGGCAATCAACTCCTTGACCTTCTGCATGATGAACTCATAGAGCCGCTTGTCTACCGTGATATTCTGCTCACGGGTCACCATGTCCTCCCACATCATATTTGGCTCTCCATCAACGGTCGTTCCGTTCCCGGCCATTAGGCCGTTGTCGACCGCCCACTTCCGGGCCTCCTCGCTATATTTACCGCAGTCATTGTCCTGGAGCTCCTTCCGGTAGGCGGCCATAGCCGCCCGGAACATCTGGTTGAATTTCTCCTGATCCATGTCGTCCTCCTCTGCCTTGCTGGCGTAGTCGGGGAGACAGAACCCCCGGATGTACCGGCCATTGACGGCCAGCGTCCGGCGGGCTACAGCCTCGCCCTTGTTCCCTTCAATGATGGTGATGGTGTTGCCCACCACCTTCTCCACGATGCCAACGTGGTCGGCCCCGCCGGTGTTGTCTCCCTTTCCGGTGTCCTGCCAGTCGTACATGATGATGTCGCCGGGCTCCGGCCGGTAGGCATCGTTCTCCTCCCAGCGACCGGCGGCCCGATAGAGCTCGATCATCTTCCCGCAGCCGCACTCCCCCAGGATGATGTCGTGGAGCCCGGCCTGGATGCCAGCGGCGGTGACGGTGGTAGCGCACCACTCGTCGTCATACTGGACGGCGTACCCTCTGGGGAGAGGGTGCTGGGTGTTATACAGGTCGATGATGGCCTTGAACTTGCCATTGGCCTCGCTCCAGCCCAGCCAGCCCCGCACGACCTCTACGACTTTATTCCGCAGCTCCAACTCTGTCATTGTTGTCCTCCTCCACGGCGATGCCCTGATCAATGGCGATCAGCCCGTTGTTGGTGAGTTCATATACCGCTGCCTCGATCATAGCGTCCAGTTTGGCCTCGTCCACGGTGACACCGTGCTCTCGGAGCCAGGCGAGTACATACGCCTTCTTCTCCTCGCCCCGGCCCTGGCCCTTGTAAAGCTGCTCGGCGGCGGAGACGGCGATCTTCACCCAGGCGTTGATTTCCTTCTGCTGCTCAGTGGTAGTCTTGCTCTTGATGTAGGGTACTAGGACGCAGGTAATGACCGCGCCCGCAAGGGCGAGGAGGGCCTCAATAATGGCGGTAATGTCAAAGGTCATAGAAATTCTCCTTTCAATCATCCAGCAGAGCGTCGATGCCCTGCCGGTCTAAAAAATCCTTCTGACGGTGTTTGATGTCTGTGGCGTACTGGAGAGCGGCGTGCATATCCCCGTTACAATGGGCATCCGGGATGCGCTGTACCGCCCTGGCTGTGGCCTCACCGAGAGCTATCGACGCCCGGGTGCTCTGCACCAGGATCATGATTAGCTCCTTCTGGCCGTTATTCTTCTGGCTCTGCTCCTCTTCGGCTGCCTCGATGCGCTTCTTCAAGCGCCACGTCAGCAGCCCCATGATGGTCGAGGGGATGCCCAGCGCCGCGATAAAGGCCAGCACAAGGTCGCCGACGTTAATCGTAATCATCGGAATCACTCCCTTTCAGTGCCGACCAACGCCGCGATATGCCGCAGATCGCAGATGGGGGCATTGTAGAACTTGAACCCCCAGAGCCACCAATCCTCGTGTTCCGGCCGCCGGTACTGTTGACATAGAGCATCGCTCCACACCTTGTTCCAGCGGGCCTGGTAGTTGTTGTCCCGCCGCTCCAGGCGGGCCATGATGGAACCCACCAGGCGTCCCCGCGCCTCACCCTGGCCGTCGTCGTCCTGGCTGAAGAAGTCGTAAGCATTCTGGCTGGTGACCACGCACAGCGGCTCACCTTTCCACATCAAAAAACCACCCTGGGCTTCCAGGATGGAACCGTATGGAATATTCACCTGCTGGCCGTTGTAGCCCTTGAACCGCGCCCGACGCCGGGCGACATACCTCTTGTGGTTGACCTGTTCCATGTTTTACTCCTCCGTTTAGGTCTTGCTGGGCAGCAGACCAACCAGCTCGGTATACTGCTCCACAGATATCTTGTTGGCCGCCAGGAAGATGTCAAGTTTCTCCTCCATCCCATCGATCTGGCCGCGCTCAATCATGCGCTTCAAAGTCCGATACAACATTCTTTACACCTCCCCTCAATCTGTCTCATCGGTGACGCCAAGCTCCAGGAGCGTCAAGTGATACTCCTGATTCACATTCATGGCGTCGGCATCCTGGACAGCGATATTGGTAGCCACCAGCTCCGCTCCCGCATCGGTAGCTTCCAGCATGACGGTTTCCACATCTTCCATGCCCTCGCGCCCCAGCAGATGATAGGGCGTTCCGGCAAAAGCAATGCCCGAAGCCTCCGGCTCCGGGCAAAGAACATAGCTTCCATTTTCGACCTGCTGAATGTAGTTGGGAGCCTCGGTCATGCCGAGGCTTTCCCCGCTGCTGGCTTTGATGATTTTGAACATAGAGCACCTCCAAAAATGGCGTAGGCTAGCCGCTCCAAGCGGAGCAGCCGCCCATGGTCGTCAAAGTTGCTGTAATAGGATCGCTGGGATTGCATGAAGTCGGCGACATCGGCCAGTGTACGCCGGCCGGCGGCGATTTCCCTCTGGAAAAATTTCAGCTTCCGGCGGCTCCGCTTGATGCCGTCACGGCAGCCGTTTTTCTTGATGTGGCCGCTCTCCGTCATGGTGTAGCGCACCTTGCAGAAGCGGAAGGGCTTGGTGAGCGGGATTATCTTGCATTTCTTCTTATTGACCCGTATTCCCATAGCCTCAAACCGGCGCACAACCTCACGGGCCAGTTTCTTCAGCTCCTCGATGTCTGGCAGGACGATATAGTAATCGTCCATGTAATGCCCGGCCACATGGACGCTGGCCTGGCACTTGATCCAGTTGTCGATGCTGCTGGGGAGCGCTACCATTTCCTGTTGGGACGGCTCCACGCCCAGGGGCATCCCGCGCCCCGGCACAGGACACGGGGATGTGGCGATGATCTTGTCGGCCAAGGCCCGCAGGCCCGGGTCGAGGATGAACCGCCGGTGCCGCTCATAGAGCGCCGGGTGCGGGGCGTTTGGGAAAAACCCCTTCAGGTCAAGGAGGAAAACACCCCCGGCCCGGCCGAACCTCCGGTAATGCCACCGGAGCTGCTCTGCCAAGCGATCATAGGCCCAATGCAGGCCCTTCTTCTTTTGCGAGGCCCCGTTGTCATAGATCATGCTGGGGCCATAGAGCGGTATCAGAGCTTCGTTGCACAGAACTTTGTGGATTTGCCGGTCTGTGATGTGCGGGGCGTCGATGGGACGCACCTTGCCCCGTTCCCGCAGGGTGAAATGGCTGCACTTCATGGGCTTCCATGTCCCCGACAGGATTTCCCGCCTCCGGCGGGCCGTCCCGGAAAACAGATGGTTTTCAAAGTTCTGTGTGCTCTGCTTCCAGCGCACCCCGTTACAGCATTTCAGCCCATAAAAGAACATCTTCCGATAGGTAAATACATCCTGGAGGCCGCCGACCGCCGCGCTCCGGGCGATCCGCCGTGCCTGCCGCTTTGCCTTCCTGCGTTGATAGCGCGCCTCTCGGCGCTCCTCGCTTGTCATAATGGTTATTCGCACCTCCGTACAGATGTGGTGTAGGATGCCGTCTAATCTGCTTTGCCCCGGCACATGAAACGGGGATAGGCATATCGCCCCGCCATGCAAGCAGCGTCCGTGCAAGGGCATCAGAGGGCAGTTTTAGGGATTCGCACCCAGGGAAGCATTTCTCCTTTTGCGTGGGTCGTCTTTCACTTTCGCTACTCCATGTGACCCCGCAGCGCAAAATCCGGCCACGACGCCGGCTGACCAGGAAGCATTGTTATTGTTGTTGGAGCCGTCGGTGTTGGTATTGCTGAAGTTATTGTTGTTGTTGAAATAGGGGGAGCGCCGCCACCACCACACGGCCCGAAGGGCCGAAACACCGGACGCGGGATATTCAGAAATGCACCCAATCTTTCCAGAAGCTATTTTTTCTGGCTCATGCTTTTGAGCTGCCCCTTCAGCAGCTCGTTTTCTCTGTCAATCAGCTCGCCCAAGCTGTCCGCCATCCTGTCCAGCTTGGCGGTGGCCTCCGCCGGCGGAAGGGTCTTGCGCTTGGCGTCCGTAAAACACCCCTGGGGATTCTTGTTCATCAAGCGGTAGCACTTATTAAGCCGCACATCCAGGGCCATGAGGGCGGCCCGCGCTTCCAGCAAATGCACCTTGCGGAGCTCCACCCGCTGGGCATCTGATGGATAGATGCTGTTGGCCTTTTCGGCGTGATCTTCGACCTCTCCGGCCAGGTTGGCAATGGCCTCGGCCATCAGGCGGGAATACCGGGAGGACAGCCTCGACAGGAAATCTATGGTTTCATCATAGATTTGGCTGGCAACATTGACGAACTCGGCCTTGCTGGTGCTGCGCTTGGATTTGAGTACCGACATAGCTACTCCTCTGCTTTTTCAAGTTTGATGGGCCCTTGCGCTCTCTCTACCTCCTCCAGATGCCGGATCAGGACATATTCGATGTAATTTGTGATAGAACGGTGCTCATTTGTCGCCAGGGCCCCGATTTTGTCAAAAACTTCATCGGACAGCCGAAGTGTGAACACCCTTTTGTTGGTAGCCATGAAATACCCCCAGACTTATTGGCATAGGGCTATTTTATGGCGTTTTTCTCTTTCTGTATGCGCTCAAATGACAGGTAAGTGATAGCAAAATAGAAAGAGGCGATTTTCAAAAAATTGCGTCGGCGCTTCGCGCCGATTATTTTTTCCTCCCCCGGAGCTGGTGCTCCTATCGGGAGACCGCCCCCTTGCGGGGGCGGGATGGAGGTGGGATAGCTCTGCGGAGGATTAGGCAGCAAAGCCGGCCACGACGCCGGCTGACCAGGAAGCAGTGCTACTGTCGTGGGAGCCGTCGGTGTAGGTAGCGCTGAAGCTATTGTGGTCGGAGAAATAGGGGGAGCGCCGCCACCACCACACGGCCGTGCCGGTGGACGAATGCTTGTACGCTATCTTCGAGTTCCCAGATTTCCAGTAGTCATATTGCTTCTGGCTGTTCTGCTCGTACTGATTAGCATAGCTTTGACTGCCTATAATCTCAAATTCTGCAAAAAGCCACAGCCAATCCGTAGTGGCTGTCACATTGCCCGCAGTATGGCCGGTAGCGTTACCCACGTTATCGGTGTACTTGCTCACTGACTTCATCACGGCCCGGAGGTCTGCCGGCAGAGCTGCCAGCAGAGAATTTGCCGGTGGGCTGCTGGGGCTCCCACTGTTGCCCAGAAGGGTCTTCCGCATATAGCAATCCTTCCAGCCGCCCACATTTGTACGGCTGGTGTTCATGTTGAAGTAGCCGGTGGTGGTCTGCTCGTTGTTATACTGATTATCGCACAGGGCCACCAGCTTTCCACCAATCTTCCCCAGGGCGAAGTGGGTGCGGTTGGCGCCCTCCTTGGCGCTGTTGTGATTGAAGCCCACGATGAAGGCGTCGATGGAAAGGTTGCTGAAGGTAAAGTTGCCCACCTGGCCGTTGATTTTGATGTTCTTGGTGTCGCCCACACTCCACACGCTGGCGGCGTTTCCGGCGTCGCTGGCGGCCTTGATGGCTGCCCAGGTGTTGGAGTTCA